TTGTGTCAGCAACACTATCAACAAGTAATGAACGCATGGCATATTCAATATGAAGAAATTCGACGTGCCCGCAAAGTCTAAAGGTGTTGTACTATTTGCTGTTAACACTGCCACAGTTGATTATGTTAGAATCGCTGAGCAAGCCGCACGACTAATAAAACATACATTAAACTTACCTACTACCATTATCACAGATCTGGGCGTACCTAGTTTAGCTAACTATCGCACTGGCTATGCTGGTGGTACAGAATGGAAGAATGGTGGTAGATATCGTGCATACGAACTTAGCCCTTATGACGAAACTATCTTACTTGACAGTGACTATCTACAGTTAGACTCAAGTTTATTAACTATACTTGATACAACAGTTGATTATAAGTTAATGCACAATAATCAAAGCCCTGAACAGTCAATGTCGGGCAACATGGGTCAGTTAAGTTTAGATTATGTATGGGCAACTGCTATAACATTTAAGCGTACAGATAAAACACAAATGTTATTTGATTTAGTTGGTCGTATTGAACGTAACTATGCTTACTATCAAAAACTATATCACTTAAGAGAACGTAATTTCCGCAATGATTATGCGTTTGCTATTGCTAACAACATCATTAATGGGTACACTACTAACACCACACAAAGTATACCTTGGACTATGTTAACCCTGGATAAACTAATTAAAAACATTGAAATAACGGGCGAAAAGATGATTATACGCGAAGAAAATTCTGCACATGTCATTGCCCTGCAAAACATACACGTGATGGATAAAGATTATTTGCTTAGTGAAAATTTTAATCAGTTGGTAGATACAGTATGCGCATAACACCACATCAAGCACAGCAGGGTTTTATGACCATTGCGCAGAATACCACAGAGGTTGATTACTTACAGCTTGCTTACGTGCAAGCAATGAGTATTAAACTGACCATGCCTGATAGTTTATACGCAGTAGCAGTTGATAAACATACACTTGAACAGATAACAGAACAACATCGACGGGTGTTTGATTATGTTGTTACTATTGAGAATGACCTAGCTGAAAACGAAACATGGAAGTTATCAAATGAATGGCAGGCATTTTATCTCACTCCATTCAAAGAAACAATTAAACTTGAAAGTGACATTGTATTCACTAGAAGTATTGCACATTGGTGGACTGCTTTTAGATTAAAAAATGTTGTACTAAGCACCGGCTGTAGAAACTATCAGCAGGAGTTAAGCGTATCACGAGAATACAGAAAGTTATTTGACGATAATGAATTGCCCGATACCTACAATGGGCTAATGTATTTTAGATACAGTCGTGAAGCTACGCAATTCTTTGCCTTAGCAGAACAAATATTTAAAAATTGGGCCTACATACGTGACAATGTATTACTTAACTGCCGTGATGATAATCCCACTACTGATGTTGTCTATGCTCTAGCTGCAAAGTTACTTGGTGTAGAAGATTGTACACTACCTAGCCTAGACTTTATTAATTTTGTGCATATGAAGCCAGCAATTAATGCATGGACTAGTACACCCTGGCCCGAGTTAGTCATGTGTGAAACAGAACTGCCAATGATACGCATAGCAAACACCAATCAATATCACCCCGTTCACTATCATGAAAAGTCTTGGGTAACGGATCAATTAGTCAAGGAGTATGAACATGAACTCTTTAAGTGAATTTGAAAAAGCATTGGCAATGCTCAAACCTACTGTAGAAGAAGTTAAAGAATATAGATTACACTACAATGAACTTGGAATCATTACAATGTGTACAATGATGAACCACCCAGCAGATACGCAGTATGTTGTTGTTAGTCAAGATGAATATGAGAATTATTTCCGCTATACAATTGTAGACTGCCGTCTAAAAAAGATTGACAACAACCCGGGTTATCGTGTACAATTAACTAGTAGTATCACAGGCTACGCTACTGTAAAGAAACATGCAGGACTAATAATAGAATCAACTGACACCTACCAGGATATAGAATACTATGACACAAATCGTTGATATTGCAGATTTAGACTGCATCTACCTAAGTTACGATGAACCTAAAAAAGAAGAGTTTTGGATTAAAATTCAAAACATGGTGCCGTGGGCTAAACGAGTAGACGGTGTCAAGGGCAGTGATGCTGCACATAAAGCCGCGGCCGCCGCAAGTGATACTGAACGCTTTGTATTAATAGATGGTGATAACTTACCCGATCCAGAGTTCTTTAACCTACAGCTTACACTGGATGATACTAATCGAGATGTAGTATTCCGTTGGAAAGCACGTAACATTATCAACGGACTTATGTACGGCAATGGTGGTATGAGTTGCTGGACCAAGGATTTTGTAAACAATATGCGTACACACGAAGCCAGCGATGGTGCAGATGATACCGCAGTTGAGTTTTGTTTTGATCCACGATATTGGGCAATGAATGATTGCTACAGCACAACATATCCAAATCAAAGTCCTTATCAAGCATGGCGAGCTGGCTTTAGAGAAGGTGTTAAGATGTGTTTGGATCGTGGTGCCAAACCTACACTACAAGAATTTGAAAAACGTGTACACGAACGTAACTATGATCATCTAAGCATATGGCACAATGTGGGCATAGATGTAGAGAACGGTGACTGGGCCATGTACGGTGCTAAACTAGGCACATACATGACTATGATTACAGATTGGGATTATAGAGAAGTGCAGGACTTCGATGCACTAAACAATATATGGCATCAACATAAAGTATATAATCTAGTAGAAGAATGTAGTGAAATGTCACATACATTAAGCGTAAAACTAGGATTACCTGCTCCACATTTCACAGCTGATCAAAGTAGATTCTTTAAACATCACTACAAAAGTGTGTTTAAAAACCGAGGCCCAATGTCACGTGAGTAGTAATTTCATGTCTGCCGCAGAAGAAATGAAGGACAAGTTAGGTCCGGCACTCTGCTTGGCTAAGTGGCAACAGGTAAGTCTACATTTACCAACGGGCTTAACTAACAGTTGTTATCATCCGCCTTTACATGAAATTGATAGCGCACCATTACTATTCAATCCCAGTGCCTTACACAATACTGACTATAAGAAACAGCAACGTAAACTTATGCTAGAGCAAACACGTCCGGCAGAATGCAGCTACTGTTGGAGTGCAGAAGATAACCAGCAACTAAGCGATAGGCATTATCGCAGTGGCGAACCATGGGCTGCTGAACACTACGAAACTATAGTTAATGCACCTTGGGATCAGGACGTTACGCCAAGTTATGTAGAAGTAAACTTCAGTCATGGCTGTAATTTGGCATGTAGCTATTGCAGTCCGCAGTACAGTACTAAGTGGGGTACAGATATTGACCGATGGGGAGCATATCCAACTAGTACTCCGCACAATGCGCCTGAACATTTTGAAGGTCGACGTAAGCCAATTCCAGTACGTGCAGAAAATCCTTATGTAGATGCATTTTGGTCTTGGTGGCCTGAACTATATCCTAAACTAAAACACTTCCGTATGACAGGTGGCGAACCACTTATGGATAAGAATACGCATCGTGTGTTTGACTACATACTTGCCTTGCCTAAGAGTGACTTGCACGTTGATGTAACCAGTAACTTTAGTGTCGAGCCTGAACTGTTTGACAAGTATCTAGACAAAGTAAAACAGCTATGCGAAGGTGAACGCATCGAACACTTTATGCAGTATGTTAGTTTAGATTCGGGTGACACCAGACAGTCGGAGTATATTCGTCGTGGTTTAAATCAACATAGAGTAAATTCATATGTACATCGTTATCTTACACATATACCTTATCGCAATAGCCTAACCTATATCATCACGATGAGTAATTTAAATATTTTAGGACTAAAACAATTATTGCAGACTGTATTAGATCAACGTGAATTGTATAGCGAAACTTATCAACGTGTTTGGTTTGATACACCTTTACTACGTAGTCCAACTTGGCAAAGTTTACAGATACTTCCAGCAAGTTACCAGACAGTATTAGAAGATGTTATAGCATTTATGCGGGCTAACCTAATGCCCAACGATAGTTTTGTTGGCTTTAAAGATTATGAAATACAGCGTATGGAACGCAACTTACTTTGGATGCGAGATGGTAGCAAGTTAGATGCAAAGTATGTTACACTACAACGTGCGGACTTCTATCGATTCTTTAGCGAATACGATAAACGTCGCGGCGCATACGAAACTGACATAGGACATTTTACAGACATATTCCCACAGATGCGAGAATTTTGGAACGAATGCAAATATCATGCCGAAAATTAATAACGAAACAGACTTAGAATACAAGCGTAGAGTAATTGACATTAAGTCAGAATCATTCTGTGCGGCCAAGTGGTACAATGCTACTATATGGTTGGGTTCGGGTATGACTACTAGCTGTCATCATCCACTACCGCACAAAGTGTCACTTGAGGATATTGCTGCTAATCCCAAAGCCCTGCACAACAGCATACGTAAGAAAGAAGAACGTCGTATGATGCAACAAGGTGAACGACCCGCGGGCTGTGAATACTGCTGGAAGATTGAAGACATGGGCACAGCGGCAGTCAGTGACCGTGTGTACAAAACTGTAATTTATAAAGATGAGGATTTAGATTATGCATATAATTTACCCGCGGACCAAGACGTGGATCTGCAGACATTGGAAATTTCTTTTGACCGTACTTGTCAATTTGCTTGTAGTTACTGCAATCCTGCTTTTAGTAGCGCCTGGGTCAGAGATATTAAAACAAATGGTGCTTACACAAACTTGGTATCAGACGGTAGGAATCACTTTACTCATGTTCATGATAGTAGTCAACTTTACACACTCAATGAAGTTAATCCTTATGTGGAAGCGTTCTTTAAGTGGTGGGAAACAGACCTACACAAGACGTTAAAAGAACTGCGCATCACAGGTGGTGAACCCTTGATGTCGGGTTATACATGGCGTCTAATAGATTGGTTTAAAGAACATAAAGGTGCCAGTACTACACGCCTAGCTATCAATAGTAATCTTGGCTTTAAACGTGATGTACTCGAACGCTTGCTGGATAGCACACAGGGTATCGAACTTGATATCTACACCAGTAACGAAGCTATGGGCGCACAAGCAGAGTATATACGTGATGGATTAGAATGGAAACAATGGGTCAAAAATTTAGTATTTCTATTAGAATCCAAACAGGTGCGCGGCGTGCATATCATGGGCACAATCAATGCCCTGTGTTTATCAAGCCTCAGTGAATTTTTGTACAATATAATGAAACTCAAAGAGAAATACGGACGTGATTCATTGTCGTTTACTCTAAATATTCTGCGCTTTCCAAGTTTCCAAAGCCCTTTAATATTACCCTTAGAACTACGTAAAAAATATAGTTTAGAACTTGAAACTTTTTTAGCTAACAATAATAAGAATACAGTATTTCATGAGCACGAATTTGAGCACATTAAACGACTAATTGAATATTTGACCATGGTAGATATTCCGCATGCTGAAGCATTTGATTTGCCTAAATTACAAAACGATTTTAAACAATTTTATCAGCAATACGACCAACGTCGAGGCAAAGACTTTAAATATACATTTACACAATTAACTAACTGGTACGACACCTTATGAGCGATGAGCCAAGCAAAAAATTAACTGTACATCATAAAAATCACAATTACAATACACGTAAACCTGTGTATATACATGAAGATGAGTTAACAGAAGATCAAACATATAAACTAATAGAAAGCAAGCACTTCTGTATGATACCATGGACGCACATGCATGGAATTCCCGATGGTCGTGCATATCCATGTTGTTTAGGTGAAATGCATTTGCCGATTGGTAACTTCAAAGAGAATACCATGGCAGAAGTATGGAATGGAACCCCATACAAACAGATGCGTCTAAATATGTTAGAGGATAAACCCAGTAAAGAATGTACACGTTGTTACGAACAAGAAGACAACGGATTCTTTTCGATGCGCAACAGTCAAAATAAGAACTTTGGACATCATATTGCCTTAGCAGATAAAACTAATGCCGACGGTAGTTTAGATGACTTTAAACTACGCTACTATGATGTACGTTTTAGTAATCTATGTAACTTTAGTTGCCGTACTTGTGGTAGTTTATTCAGCAGTAGTTGGTTTGCAGAAGAAACTAAACTATTCGGTAAATTAAATCATCCGCAGATTATGTTTGCAGGTAAAAATAAAGATGACATGTGGGAACAGATGCAGGAACACATTCCCTATCTAGAACAGATTTACTTTGCCGGCGGCGAGCCATTAATCATGGAAGAACATTATCGCATATTAGAAGAACTGGTTAAGCGTGAAATGTTCCATGTTAGGTTAATCTACAACACAAACTTCAGTCACATACGTCTTAAAGATAAGATGGTATTTGAATATTGGAAACTGTTTGATGTAGTAAGTGTGGGTGCTAGTTTAGATGATTCATATCTTCGCGGAGAATACATCCGCAAGGGCACAGACTGGGCAGAAACAGTAGAAAATCGACGCAAAATGATTGAAATTTGTCCTAAAGTTGACTTTTATGTCAGCAGTACAGTTAGTATACTTAATGCTTGGCATTTAACTGAATTTCATAAAGAATGGGTTGAACTTGGCTTAATTAAAGCAATGGATTGGAATGTTAACATTCTACAAAGTCCAGAACGTGATCGAATCGATGTATTACCAATTCAGTTTAAAGATAGAATTAAGCAACGTGTTGAAGAACATATTGCTTGGCTTGACCCACAGGATCATTTACAACGAGCTATATCGGGTTATCGAGCTATTATCACATTTATGTATCAAGACGATAAGAGCCATTTATTAAAAGAATTTTTTAAGATAAATGATCAAACCGATGAGTTTAGAAAAGAAACATTCGAAGAAGTGTTTCCAGAATATCAAGAGTTGAGAGACCATTTGGGAATCAATAAGACACATGATAATATCTGTATGTTGCCGTGGGTCAGTATTGAAGCAAGTCCAGTCGGCACAGCCCGTCCGTGTTGTCTGGCTAAAGATGAAATTACTAAACCCGATGGTACTCCGTATAAACTTAGAGAAAGCTCCTTGGCTGAAATTTACAATAGTGAATACATGCAGGACCTGCGCCAACAATTCCGTCGAGGTGAAAAGCCTAGTACATGCAATCGTTGCTGGAGTGAAGAAGATGCGGGCATAGTTAGTAAACGTATCAACAGCAGAATTAGACTTAAAGAATTCTATCCAATAGTTGATTGGCGTAATGATACACCGGATCAACTTTGGTTCATTGATCTTAAACTAGGCAACATCTGTAATCTTAAATGTCGTATATGCGGATCATGGAGTAGCAGTAAATGGGCTAAAGAAGAAATTGATTACGAAGCTAGAAAATATAAAGACGTGCAGGGATATGACCGTAAACAACACGGTGCATATATGTTCCTACAAGAAGGAACCTGGCCGAGGGAAAGCGAAGTATTTTGGGAAAATTTAAAAGAACTATTACCAAACATTAAGTACTTTGAATTCACAGGCGGCGAACCATTCCTAATCGAAGAGCATTTTAAACTATTACGCTATGCAGTTGAGCATGGATATAGTAAACGTATTGATATACACTATAATACTAACGGTACAGTATACCCAAGCGACGAAGAAGTTGCCTTATGGAGTAAATTTAGAAATGTTGAAATTGCAGTTAGTATTGATAATACCGAAGCACGTTTTGAATACGAACGCTATGGTGCTGTGTGGGAAGAAGTAAAAACTAATGTTATAAAATTTAATGCCATGAAAACTAATTTAATTCAGACACAGGTTTGCATGACCGTTAACATACAAAATGTTTATTATCTGCCCGAGCTATGTGACTGGGTTAATACTCAACAATTTGATATGGTGCATTTTAATATGTTGCATGACCCGAGTGTTATGTGTATCAATCGAATGACAACGGATGCACAAAAGTTAGTAATTGATAGATTATCTGCTTATCCATTTAATGTTAAGCATCGAGTTGAAATTGATAAGATAATTCAATTTATCGAAAATGGTGGTGGTAGTGATGGCACAGAATTCCTACATAAGATGCAACAGACAGACGCATACCGTGAGCAGAGTATGTTAACTACTCATAGAGAGATTGCTGTAGCAATGGGCTATGTCGAAGCCTAGTACACTTTGTCTAGCACCGTGGGTACATACATATCTTAGTCCGCAAACTGAGCGACGTATGTGCTGTGCTAGTCGCGAGCCCGCACAGAACTTTGAACAGTACATAGATACTAAAGCTGGTACTGGCACATATATTCCTATTACACTTGAAGAACATTGGAATAGCGAACACATGAAAAGTGTACGTCGCCGTATGATGGCAGGTGAAACACTACCTGAGTGCGAAGTGTGCAATGACAAATTACTTAACACTAGCATTTACCGTAGTTATTTTGATAGTCTGTTTGGCCATAAGTATTTGCAAGTACTAGAGAATACCCAACCAGACGGAACTACTACACTTCGTCCTGTAAGCTGGGATTATCGCTTTAGTAACTTATGCAATTTCAAATGTCGTATGTGTGGTGATATGTTAAGCAGTGCATGGGAGTCTGAACAAAGACAATATGACATGATTAACTGGCATAATCCAAAGAACAATTGGATGCGGCCCGAAGTAAGAAATGAAATATCAAAATTTCAAGATAGTCAAATTGAACAGGAGTTTGCTCAAGCAGTTGAAGATCATCAAGTAGAAGAAGTATATTGGGTGGGTGGTGAACCCTTGATGTATGAACAACATTGGCGCTATATGCAGCGCATTGTTGAACTAGGAGATGGCAAAAATGTTTACGCAAGATACAATACAAATCTTAGCCGCGTCGACTATCGTGGCGTCAATCTCTATAGGGATATTCTATCTGGGCTACGTGACTGGCAAATCTGTGCCAGTCTCGACGGAACTGGTCGAATTGGAGAATATATTAGAACAGGACTTGACTACAATACATGGCTTGCAAATTTCCGTGAAGGAGTTAGAACAGCAAGTCATAGAAGGCAAATGCGAATTGACTTTACTCTCACACTGCCCGGCATGTTTGAAGTCACAAACATTACCCAGCTTGCTGAAAAAGAAAACGTAGATGTCTTGGCTAAAGTTATTTTTAGCTTTAGCCCTGACATCATCCTTAGTCCGCTGGCACTACCACGCGACTTACTACATCCTTGGCTAGATGAACTAATACCACAAACTTCTGGTGCTATGCAGGATATACTTGTGCAGTTAAAATCACGACCAACGTTTGATGAGCAATGGCCAGATACATATAAAGTAAGTCTTGCAAAAGGTAAGGCTCGTGTGCTACAATTAGAAAGTATACGTAAAGATACCTATACGCTAGCAGACATATTAAAAGAGAGACCGGCTGTATATGAATGGTACAACAACATTGCTTGATCAAATTGAAATTGATTTAAAAAACAATAAAACCAACGAACTGTTAACTGTATACATTGATGTATTTGACAGCTCACTTAGTCGTAAATGGTTATCAGCATTAAATCATCTAGTAGAAAATAACTATCACTTAGAAAAGAATTATTGTTTTCACGGCTTTATCGAATCTGAACGTAATGCAGAGTATATAACTGATCAAATGAATCAGTCAATTGCTGCAATTAATCAAGCTAATATTGGCTATCAAATTGATGATCATTTCACAGTGGCTAATACAATAATGCCCGGACCGGTAGGTGATGATTTACCAGGTGGTATGATTATACATGATAAATTAAATCAATTGCATCGATATTTTGAAGACCTGCAGGGCACTAGCGGCCATATGACAGAATATTACAACCGTGCTGATAATCAAACTAAATGGCACATTCGACAATTAAATTTATTATGTCATGAATACGAATCGCTGGTGTTGAGCATGCGCAAAGCCGCGCACGCACCAGAATGGCGAAGACCAAGTCAGCTAATGTGTTGGTTAAATGCACCAAGATTTGTATTAGATGCAGATGATTTTGAATTGTTTGGAATTAACAGCATAAACCGACCACTGGGTGGTGTATTCGCTGGAGTCAACAAAGCAGTGGGCAAACATCATTATGAAGTATTTCGAGATGAAGGCGCAGCAGGGCATAGAATAGATGAATTGACTACTACAACATTGCGTTCGCAAACAGAAGCCGCCGGAGACTTTGATATTGAATGGGCCAATGACCCGGGCAAATATCATTGGCAAATACGAAGTCTTGAAGCGTTTAGAACATGGTTAATTGACAATGGATTCGATCCAGAAGATAAAACATTAACAATTGGTCACCCACAGGTCGGACAAGTTGATTTAATTAGAAGTTTTGGATCAACAGACTATAACGTTATATGGGCACAGCTCGGCCTACACTTAAATGTACACAGCATACGAACTAGTAGTGCTACTGTAACTTATACATACGATTGGTCAGACAGTGACTATCGAGATCAACAGATCCTAAGGATATCCTAAGATGATTTTACTATCAGGCGGTGATAGTTTTACTTATGGCAGTGAACTAACCGATAGTGTTACTCATAGAGATACTACTAACCCTGACCCTGCCCATCAGATAGTCAGTTTAAGTACTTACCCGGCACTCTTAGCCCAAAACTTTGGTATGCACTATGAATGTGCAGCATATCCCGGATTTAGTAACAGTGCTATTCGTCGGACTACGATGAACGCCTGTGAAAAATTACAAGACGTTGGATTAGTGATTGTGACATGGACCTTTCCTGGTAGATACGAATTTAGATTTAATTATGATACAGAAGAACGTTGGGGTAATTGGTACAACCTTACTTCTTGGTCAATCATTGATGATATAGAAGATATTAAACGCGAATTTAAAACAGATGATCCTGATATACTCGAACATCACGTTACACATTTAAATCGAGCAAAACGTTCAGGCGTAACTGAATTTGCCAAAACATTTTATAAGCACATCGGTGCATCAAAAGAACAGTATTGGGAAACTTATAATTCGCTGACAGAAATAATTATGTTACAGCAATATCTACAGTTAAGAAAGATACCCTATATATTTTCAATGGTGGATGAAGCACTATTAAATAACTGTATGCATCTAATGAATGATGAAAGTATAGCATTATTATACAATCAAATTGACTTCGATCGTTGGATTACTTTCCCAAATAATCAAGGATTTTATACCTGGGCAAGAGACTTTAAATATCCTATAGGCACAACACATCCGTTGGAACCTGCGCATATTGATGCTGCAAAATATATTCGGGAGAATTATCATGAACTGGTTAAAGAATTTATACAGTAGAATTCGATTAGAAATAAACTATCGTAAAAAATTAAAAGAATTACGTAAACGCGATCCTTTTATCTATAAATGATTTTAGTCAATGGCGATAGTTTTACCGCAGGTGAAGAAAGCGAAGTTGCATGGCCTGATTTAATCAGTGGCACTGTAAACATTAGTGTTCCTGGTGCTAGTAATGATTACATACTTAGATCAACAGTTGACTATGTCGACACACATTCAGTTGATTATGTAATCGTAGCATGGACTAGTCCTAACCGTATTGAATTGCCTGGCAAACATTTAACATCGGCTAGTTATAAAAAATATGGTCCTGTAGTCAATAGTGTATTTGCTGACTGGGACACTGCATGGGCTTATAAAAAATTTATAGTACAGACTAAGTTATTAGATGCCTATTTACACAATATACCACACGTGTTTGTAAGTACCTTTGATATACAACAACAAGCAACTGACACAGGATTATCATGTTGGCTAGGCTGGCCAAACCAAGGCATAGTAGAATGGATGGGTGATTGTCCAAAAGGACCGGGTGGACATCCACTGGAACTAGGGCATCAACGAATAGCGGAAGTAATCAATGAACATATTAGGCATCTCGGCTGGGTTTCATGACGCAGCAATTACATTAATCAAAGGCGATGACATTGTCTTTGCGGGCCATGCTGAACGTTACAGCAAGATTAAACACGATCCAAATTTAAACAGTGAACTGTTTAAAGATTGCATATTTAATCATGGCGAACCTGATCTAATTGCCTACTACGAAAGACCCTGGGTTAAAAAGACACGTCAACTCTATGCTGGCCAGTACAGCGAACTAACTAAAGGCTGGAGTGTGCGCAACATGATACACAAAGTCGCTCCGTGGTTGAGTTCTACTCCGATTAATACATACAATCATCATTTAAGTCATGCAGCGGCCGGCTTTCAAACTAGCCCGTTTGACAGCGCAACAGTTGTGGTAATCGATGCCATCGGCGAGTGGGACACCATAAGCATATGGTCAGCTAAGTATGTCAATGGCCGTGCTGAATACACCCGAGTATGGCGACAACTATATCCACACAGCATCGGCTTGATGTACAGTGCATTTACTAAAGAAGTTGGACTTAAACCACTAGATGAAGAATACATCTTGATGGGTATGGCAGGTTGGGCAAAACAAAATACCACACGTCTAAGTGATCAACTGTCAACTTGGTTAGTTGACCATGAGTTTAATCTAACATTAAAACACAATCTACATATTGGTCTACCCGATAATGACATGCGAGCTCGTTGGAATGATTTTGAAATTGCTAATGCGGCACAGACATTAACAGAACAATTGATACATAATATTATGTACAAGGCAAAGAAGCTAGCACCTAATAGTAATTTAGTATATGCTGGCGGAGTTGCTCTTAATTGCAGTGCTAATAGAGATCTAGGAGAATACTTTGATGAAATATGGATTATGCCTAATCCTGGTGATGCTGGTAGCAGCCTTGGAGCGGCGGCATTGGCACACGGGGGTAAACTTAATTGGAATAATGCTTTTCTTGGCCATAATATTAGTGGCAGTTATCCTGTCACCGATGTTGTCTCTGAGCTAATGACCAATAAGATCGTTGGCGTTGCTAGCGGCCGTGCAGAGTTTGGCCCTAGAGCATTGGGCAATCGTAGTTTATTAGCCGACCCACGTGGCCCTGACATTAAAGATGCAGTTAATCAAATTAAACGTAGACAGAAGTTTAGACCATTCGCTCCTATAATACTAGAGGAGTTTGTTGATGAGTATTTTGAAATGCCCAACGGATTTGCCACAAGCAGATACATGCAAACAACTGCAAAGTGCCTGCGACCCGATGAATTTCCTGCTATAATACATGTAGATGGTACAAGTCGTGTACAGACTGTGCCCAGAGATGGCAGTGGTATACGTGAACTATTGTGCTTGTGGTATACTTGGACAGGTTGTCCTATGTTACTTAATACAAGTTTAAATGTACGTGGTGAACCGATGGTTAACGATCGTGCAGATGCTGACCGCTTTGAGCAGTTATACGGAATTCGAGTTTTATCTTGATACTACCAGATTTTATATTAACTACCAGACAACATAAAGTATGGAATGAATCTGGTATAGATTCTGAGAAATATTGCACGGATAAACATCATTTTAATTCTTATCCTTATGCCATTGAATACAATTACAATTCTCGAGGATTCAGAGACAGTGAATGGCCCGATAACATAACCGATGCAATATGGTGCTTTGGTGATAGTTTTACAGTAGGATTGGGTAGCCCATTAGAGCATACTTGGGTAAACATATTACAAAATAAAACTAACATTCGGTGTATTAATGTTAGTATGGACGGCGCCAGCAATGATTGGATCGCAAGAAAAGTACTACGCTTGTTAGAAACTATAACTCCTCGATGTATAATTATCCAGTGGACTTATGTTGAACGAGCTGAAGACACAGATGACACTAAGATTGACGAGAATCGCCGCCTGGCATATACTGATTTAGATAATAAAGTTTATTTACATAATTTTGATAAAAATTTAGATGCCGTTAATACCGCTGTAACCACTACTAAATTAATTCATTCAATGATTCCTGGTGCGTACCGTATAGAAAATGAAGAATTTTTCAATATTAAATGGAAAAAACTTAGTGGAGATACATGGCCCACTGCACCTCGCACAAAACTAGAATTTGATTCCCTTCCTGTGAACATTAAAGAAGAGTTAAGTACGTATGATTTTTATAATGATTACTACGAGTACATACATCTAACCGATTCGGCAATTCGTAATAATATTATTCAGTTGACACAGGTTGATCTAGCAAGAGATGGTCACCATTATGACAAAGCTACTGCAACTAATTTTGTGTCAGACCTTATGAAAGTAATTTACTAACAGTCACTAAAGGCAATGTCAATCGAGTATCTTCAATGATGCATAATTGACTTATGTCTTCCGCAGAATATTTCTTTCCATAGGAATTATCCACAGTCCACTCATTATACCAATCGACACATTCGTTAAAGTTTCTAACAATAGATTTCTTTTCACTGAACGACTGTAGTTTAATTGGAATGCCTGTTACTAAGAATCCATCTTGTACTAGTTTGTTCAGTTGGTCATCTGTGTCTTTATACTGTGCAACATGCTGGTTTAAAAAATTGTAAACATCAGCAGTAACTGATACTGAATACTTGTTTGGGTTATAGCCAAATTCAGTAAGTTCTGATTGTATAGGTGCTGGCAGTTTATTAAATGATTCAACAGTTACATCATCGTACTCTGGCCAATCTTTCCCTTTAACAGTATTCCAATTTAATTCATTAAGCGACTCAGAATTCCACGCCCACTGTGGACGACTGATTTTTGTTGTATCGGCAGTAACATTATTAGACAACAATAAATCTGGAATAAGTTTGTGACAGGTATTATAGTCGACGAAGCTTTGCCCAAACATATCCTGCCAGGAGTTGTTGGCGTGCCCTTGCATAAAATCTAAATTTAAAATATAATCTTCAATCTTAGGCACATCATTTTCATAATAAAAATGTGACTGTATGTTAAAATATCTGTCAGACCAATCGATATATTCTTTATATTTTTTTAAATGAGCATACATAGTATCTCGTTGAACTTCTATACCGTTACGATAGATATCATAAAATGAATTAATCTTTTCGTGTGGACTGTATACATTTAATTTTTTACTATGCGCATTAATTGACCAGCTTAGTGCATGCTCCAATAGATTTTCTCTACGACAGCTGATTATATAAAAATTCTTATTGAGATAATCATAAAACTTTAATTGTTCGGCAATAGAATCCTGTCTATTAACAATATGATAGTGTGCTAGTCTACTAGTTTTATAATGGTCTGTTGAAGATAGCAATTCAATAACTTCGGACAAGGATTGATGGTATCCCCAGTCTTGACCTTCGGGTTTACCCAGAACAGTTTGATTTATGGTAGTATTGTAATATTGTACTAGTCCGTTGGTTAACTCATGTAGGTTAATTACTGGTTTATCAAACCCTTTTCTTAACATATACACGGTAAGCAATCTTTGTAGCAGGGTTGACCCAACTCTGTCGGGTGTAAGAATTAGTACATTCATGCTTGTATTTATTATTTGGGGCAGCTACATGATATTAAATACTTGACGTACATTAAAAATGGTTGTATAATAACTAATATGAAAATCTTAATTTGTGGCCTACCCGGCTCAGGTAAAACTACGTTAGCTGAACGGTTAACAGAAGAAATAGCCAATAACTTTGCTGTAGAGTGGGTTAATGCCGACGAAGTCCGACAGGCCACCAACGATTGGGATTTTACCAGTGAAGGTAGACTACGACAAGCACATCGCATGCGACATATCGCAACTGCAATTGAGCAACGAGATATAATTGCCATATGCGATTTTGTCTGTCCCACACGGGAACTGAGAAAAATATTTGATGCTGATCTAGTGGTTTGGATGGATACTATTCGGTCTGGTCGTTACGAAGATACTAATCAATTGTTTGAACCTTTGTCCATTGAAGAATATGATTTCCGTATTACTACATTTGATGATATTGATCAATGGAGTAAGACCTTGGCTGATTTAGTTTGGATACTAGAATGAAAACAAAATATAAACTAGCACACATGCGAGCTGCACATCTCTACAGTGATCTAAGCACAGCACGTAGACTTAAAGTTGGTGCACTAGTAGTTAAAGACGACAGAATTATTTCAATTGGCTACAATGGTATGCCTACTGGTTGGGATAATAACTGCGAGTATGAACTTGACGATGGCACGATTAAAACTAAACCGGAAGTCCTACATGCTGAAACTAACGCACTTGCAAAACTAGCCAGGAGCACTGAGTCTGGACTTGATGCTGACTTATTTGTTACTCATAGTCCTTGTTTGGATTGTGCCAAGCTCATATACCAAAGTGGTATCAAACGAGTTTACTACGCTACTAGTTATCGCGATGATAGTGGAGTCAATTTCCTTAAGGCTTCGGGAGTGGAAGTAGAACAGTTAGATGTTTGATGTATTCTATAAGGGCCCTAAGCCCAACTTATTTCCTTTTGAACTGCCGGCCGATACACTAGCCAAAGCGGCTGAACTAAGTCGCACTAAATTCTTTTGGTACATAGATGGACAGAATGACTACACAGGATTTGATTTTAATTTCCGTGCAGTGCCTTGGGAACAGCATCAAATACATACGTGGGCAAACCAATGGCAACAGGATGGTGGCACCTACTTTGCTAACAAGTATACTGTACAAGATAAAGTACACAACTACCATAAAGAAACATACACACATCGTCTGCCTAATTTAGACTATTGGCATGTACCTGATAACATAGATCCCGCCAGTATTGATCAAAGATGGGCACCTGATCCATTGGATCCACCATACGTATATCAGTTCCCTGTTAAGTGGGGATGGGAGCGTATTGGTGGTCCAGAATATCGTGTACCTGGTGCAACTGCTGTTAAGTTTGTAGATGATTTCTTTGCTCGCACACTCAGTGACATGAGTCGTTGGCAGGTACCTGCTAATATAGACAAAGAATCATTTGACTTTAGTTGGGTACCACACCCAGCAGAAGAACCCTATATATATAAATTCCCTACAGTGTGGAATGCAGTGGGCGGTCCTGAATATCACGTACCGGGTGCTACACAAGAAAAATATATTGATGTAGTGGTAGCACGTACCTTACCTGATCGTACCTTATGGACTATACCAGAAGAAGTCAATGCAGATACTGTAGACTTTGGATGGGTGCCGCATCCGCAGGATCCTCCCTACATCTATCATTTTGGCTCAGAGTTTCAATCTAGTATCGGACTGACCTATACTGCGCCGGGTGCAACCGAAGTTAAGTTTGCTGGAGATATTCCTACTATAGGACAACACGATAACCCGGTGATACAAGTATTAGATATATTCTTTATTGACCGGAGCAATGCTAGTTCGGCCGCACGTTATGAAAAATTAGTTGAACAGTATCCACAGGTACAACGAGTACGCTATGTTAATTCAATGATTGACACAATTCGTCGTTGTGTAGCACGAGCAAAGACCAGTAAGTTTTGGGTTATCAGTAGTGAAAACGTCTACGATGACTTTAACTTTGCATGGCATGCTGAACCGTGGCAAAGTTACATGACACATGTATTTGGTTCACAACATCAAAAGTGGAGTGATACCTATTTAATTAATCGTTGGGAATTTGAACGTACATCCGCATGGGCTAACAGCTTAGAAGAATTTCCAAACCTAAACTTTGTACAAGATCAAAGTATTATAATACCAGACGACCTGCATGACATTTACTTTGTGGATCATGGCAATGATAATGATCAACTTGAGCAACTACAAAAGAAACACCCCGATATTAAATCGACTCGATATGTTGACAACTACCTTGATACCTTTAAACGTATTATGGCAACTGCCTCAACAGAACACGTATGGATAATCAGCAGTCTATGTGATTATGCCCGCTTTGACTTTAGCTGGCAACCAGAACCCTGGCAGAAAGAAATGATACACGTGTTTCCTAGTGCCAATCAAGCACGTGGTGATACATTCTACATACACGTAGAAAGTTTTAAACTGCAAATGGTTGAGCTCGAGATGTTGGATTGGTTTAATGTTATTAACTACTGCGAAGAACAACGAGTGCCCCGCTTGCCTATCCCCGGACAACAGTATGAAGGTGACAATTTAATTGCGGCAATTAAGTCGCATGAATTTAAACATCCGTTTACATACTTTTTTAACTATGATCGTGGTGTACAGTATAATCCCAGCATTTGGTACGCAAAAGACCGTCAAATCGTTGGTTTTTCAGCCGGAAACAGCTATATTTTAGCCCCTAGAGACGCCAAATCTGCCATCAATACACAAGCATACGATTATCCTTATATTACTAAAATGCCTATGTTCGATGAACATGCATTGGATATTATCTACATCAGCAATGGTGAGCCAGATGCAGAACGTTGGTATGAACATTTAATTAGTACCGTAGACCTGACACGTAGATCAGTTAAACGTGTGCAAAATGTTGATGGTCGAGCTAACGCTTACAAAGCCGCCGCTGAACTTAGTACAACACCTTGGTTCTTTGCTGTGTTTGCTAAATTAGAAGTTAACACAGCGTTTGATTGGAATTGGCAACCAGACTACTTACAAGGTCCTAAGCACTACATATTCCATAGTAAGAATCCGGTTAACGGATTAGAGTACGGACACATGGGTGTAATTGCGTATAACAAACGCCTAGTAATCGAAACAACAGACACGGGACTAGACTTCACATTGAGCAAAGCACATGCTGTAGTGCCTCTACTAAGTGCTACAGCGCATTATAATACTACACCTGAGCTAACATGGCGTACTGCGTTTAGAGAGTGTATTAAACTTAAAGATGATGTCGAACGCACTGGCAGTATCGAAAGTCGTTATCGATTGGACAGATGGTTAACAACAGCTGAAGGTAACTGTGCAGAATCGAGTTTACAAGGTGCACAGGACGCACTAGAATATTATAATGATGTTGCTGGTGATTACGCTAAACTAATGCTGACGTTTGAATGGGCGTGGTTGAAACAGTATTACGCTACCAAGTACACTCTTTAATAGCATCAACAACTGCTTCAACTTCTGCATCAGTCATCTCTGGATAGATGGGCAAACTCAAACAAGTTTTACTAAACTGTTCGGCACCTACTAGTACTTCATGTCCACCGACAACACCCATCATGTGCAATGGTGCAGTATAATGTATTTTAGTTTCTATACCCATATAGTGTAAATCTGAGAATAAACGCGAACGTTCTGGATAGTGTATAACAAACTTATGCCATGCATGTTCAACATTATGGTCTACAGGAATCATCTGCACAGGGCCATCTAGTTCTTCTGTGTAATATTCTGCAATGTTTTTACGACGCTGTTGCCATGCATCAAAGTGTCTTAACTTGACCAGCATCTGCGCACAATCGACTTCACTCATCTTACTATTAGTGCCAACTGTATAATGCTCTGACACCTTGCCGTTGTCGCGCATATTAATACACAGCTCAGCTAATTCGTAGTCGTCTGTGAGTATCATTCCTCCCGATCCGTAGTTAGGGAAATTCTTAGTTGGGTCAAAACTTAAACAACTAAGGTCTCCCAACTTGCCACTGGGTACTCCTCGATAGTAAGCACCAAATGATTGTGCGGCATCTTCGATTACAGGTATGCGATGATTATTAAAGAACGTAACATACGTTTGTAATTTATCGTAGTCGATGATATTGCCAAACAAGTTAACATACATAACAGCTGCAACTTCATCTGGTTTAACTGGAATACTGTTAAGATCAATTAATCCTGAGATAGGATCAACATCACAGAACACAGGTTCAAAGCCGGCTTCGTATACAACATTAACTGTAGCGGCAAAACTTTGACTTGGAATTAATACTTTGTTTTTGTGAAATAAGGAATAAAAGTCAATTGATCGTAGGGCAAACACTAATGCCTGTGTACAACTATTAACAGCCACACCATACTTGCGTTCTGTTAGTTTGGCTATAGTCTGTTCAAACGTATTGGTATATTGTCCGTCTAAGACCTGTCCGCTAGAGTATACAAGATCTGTTACATCGAGTATCTCTTCACGTATTGTTTTATATTGACGATCTACACCGAAGAATGGAATCATTTTGCGAGTTGTTTGTTCCAAAAAGGTGATGTAGTAAACCATTCATGATAACGAGCAAAACCATCTTCTACGTTAACTAGGGGATTATACCCAAAGTCTGCTCTTGCATTCATAATATTCAATCTACCACGTGTAGGAAATGCCAAGTCACGGTCTGCAATTTCTATACTACCCTTGCCTGCAATCTTAACAGCAAGCTGAGCAGCATCTAGTAGTGTATATTCTACGTCCGATGAACGTGTTATATTATAAATTTTATTGTTGGCATTGTCGCTTAGTGCGGCCTGTGCAATACCCATGGCAGTATCTTCAACGTATGTAAAGTCCAGAACTTCATTGGCACCTTTGACTTTTAATACTTCTCCACGTAGGGCCGCTAGCATAAACTTACTAACAACTCTGTCTTCAACGTCCCACGGTCCGTATACAGCACTAGGACGAATGATAGTGTGCGAAAAACAAACACGTCGAGTATAATCAGCTACAAGTTTCTCGCCCATGTATTTCATAATGCCATACTGCCCAATTGGATTGCATTCAACATATTCACCGATGCCATCAAACGATTCATTATTGAAGTCACCGTAGACCATACTTGAACTAATGTAGACAAACTTATTGATGTTATAACGTGTGCTGGCTTCCAGCAGATTAATCAATCCAGTGGTCATTACTTCTGACCCAAGTATTGGATCCTGACTGACTATTTTTTGTCTAGGAAAGCTAGCAAGATGTATTACTAGCTCTGGACGTACTGCGCTAAAAATACTGTCGATATGATTAACGCTACATATATCAGTATGTATAACACGTGAGTTAAAACGTTCTTTACGCGAAGATTTGAGATAAGTTAATTCCTTTTTTGGTATAAAGCCATAGTCTGTTGCGGTGTCAATGACATAACATTCGTGACCTTGCTGTTCTAATATGCGAGTTACATTGTGTCCAATGAATCCTGCACCACCTGTGATTAGTATTTTCATGATAGCCCTTTTAACATGCCATATACATCTTCCACCGGGTGAATATTTGGTTCTAGTAACAGATGTAATTCTTGTGTATTAGTTGGCAATGTTTCTAATCCCCAGGCTTTAAATGTTACATTGTGTTTATAAATTAAATTGTGTTGTATAATTGCTTCGTGCCATAGGTCTAAATTATATGAGCTAATATCATAATAATAATTATTAACGATACAATTACATATATGGTCGATGTTCCAACTAAATTTTAAAATACCTAATTGTTTTTGTTGCCATTCATAATATACAGGTAACCACGATGTTAATCTGCCAGCGTCTACAGTTAAACCTAGATACTGCATAATATTAATTAGTGTATTTTTTCCGTTGTACCATAATTCTTGAGCATCTACATAATAATGCGAGGCAGAAAAATCAATATATTTGTCAATGTCGTTGTAATAATAGGGACGAATATTTAATGCAATAAATTCACGGTGATCCCAGTTATTAGTTAGACCAAGTTTATTCCAGTATAGTTGACTGTCTTTAAAAAATGTATTTAAATAGTTAGCTTGTACTTCTTTTGTTGTTTGTAATTGATTGGATAAATTTGGAGCATTTCTATCCAGCTGTCTAACTGATTGGGTGTATAAACAATTACTAGTTAATTTAATATAAACAATAGAGATATTATTAACTGCCAATTGCTGCCAAATGTCGGCATAGTCATGTTGTTGATATTGTGTTATTTTATCATCATAAAAGTCAGTAGGTTGATTTATTACGAGATTTATTTGTTTAGCCGCTAGTTCTTCGTGTATTGGAACAGGATAAAATGAAAGCGGTACTGTAGCACTAACATTAGTTAATTTGTCTATTACTTTGTTGGTTAATTCAACACCGTTAGGATGATTCTTTGGGTGTGCGTGAGCGTTGGACGAGTCTAAAGGAGTAGTTACTAAATCACTCCAGCCAGATTCAACATTATAAAATTTAGTAGAACCTGATAGATAGTGAATACTCCAATCTAAAAATGTACACCCAACTGAGTCAGTTGACGTTACGCAAAATATCTTGTTCATTTCCACTCAGACTGATGTTGAAAGAATCGTAGACTATAATCTACATATTGTCTTTCAGTTAAGTCACCGTATATAATACACATCTTGCCGAATGAGTAGTATATGTCATCTTCCATCCACGCTAGTGTAATATCATTATCTTTAACCCATTGGGCCTGTGGAGTTAGTTTAAATTCTTCAGCAATCCGCCAGAATCTGTCAGACATTTGTGTGTCAACATCGTCAGTGAATGTGCTGGTAAAGAATCTTACACGATGGGTATCGGGTTTCTTAGACTGCCATTGGTGCTTTAATGCTTGCGTATGATTCATAGCCATTTAATTTAAAGTCTTCCATGGTAAATTTAGTGATGTCTCGAACATCTGGGTTAATCCAAAGTTGTGGTGCAGGTAAGGGTTCACGTTTCAATTGTTCGTTTACCTGATCTATATGATTCAAATATATATGAGCATCACCGAGTACGTGAACGAATTCGCCTACCCCAAGGCCACACACTTGGGCTACCATATGCGTTAGCAGGCTGTAGGATGCTATGTTAAAAGGAACTCCTAAGAACATATCGCATGATCGCTGATACATTTGACACGACAACTTATTATCTGCACTGACATAAAACTGTGCAAAACAATGACATGGAGGTAAGGCCATTTGATCCAATTCGCCCGGGTTCCACGCTGTTAGAATGTGTCTACGACCAAACGGATCCTTTTTAATGCCTTCTACCAATTGCAGTAGTTGGTCTACGCCACCAAAGTCACGCCATTGTACTCCGTAGACACGACCTAGGTCACCGTCGAACTTTGCTTTAGGAGTCCAGTAAGTTGCTGTAGCATTGGCAGTCCAGATGGTACTCTTTTCAGAGTCCCTACTACCATGTAATAACTCTCGTAGGCGCTTTTCATCACCTGAACCTTCAATAAACCACAACAACTCACTGAGACAGGCTTTGAACGCTAATCGCTTGGTAGTAACAGCTGGAAAGCCCTTACTTAAATCATAGCGTTGTTGCATACCAAACACACCAACAGTACCTGTTGATGTACGGTCTGGTCTTATTGTACCATTGTCTAGGACAAATTTTAAAGAATCAAGATATGTTTTCATATTATTAGTATAACAGAGATAGTTCTATAAGTCAACTACTTAAAAAACATTATGCGATCCCACGTTTCGTAGGTACAGTTATCGCCAGGCTTGACTGATTTGATTTGAAAGCATGCCAGCATACTTTCTAATTGAATACGTGTATCAGTAAACCAAGCACCTTTGATACGTGTAAGATAAACTCGATCAACAATACTTTCTGTTGCTTCGTATAACTGTCGACCACCAATAACATACACATCCTTAGCGGGATTATCCTTTTGTAACTGTAGTATATTCTCTACAGGATTACTAGGAATCCATTTAACCAAGTGTTGATATTGTTGTGCTACATGTCGACTACTGACAACATAGTTTTCACGATTAGGCAATGGTTTGGGCATCTTAGGATCATCCCAGGTGTTACGACCCATGACTACAATATTACCTGTAGTGTGTTGAGCAAACCACCGCATGTCTTCTTTATTATGAGGCCAAGGCAAGGTACCTCTATTACCAATACCGCCGGTACTGGTGCTAGCTAGAATAGATATAATCATAGATTCTTTAGTACCTTGTCAGTCTCAGGTTGAACTGCACCAACTACTTTATCAATGTCGATAAAGAAGTCTACAGTTTCGATATACTCATCTAGGTCTTGAAACTTGGCATTGAGTAACTCTTCGATTTCATCTGGATCTTGTCCATCATCGAGTAATTGTTTAACGTCAATACTAAGGTCAGTGCCATCAACGAGCTTAACGATAATACGCTGTAGCACAGTAACTGGCACTTCCTTTTTATCAACGTCTCTAACAATATCTTGCCAACGTTTCTTAACACTCATGTTAAGTTTTTTGCCTGGTGTAGCCTTACGCCGCGGCTTTTTTGGTTGTGGTAGGTTTTCTGGCATTTGTTTTCTTCGCAGTAGTTGTTGTATTTGTAGTTGCTTTTGCTACTTTTGCCTTAGTTACCTTAGGTGCTAGTGCGTTTGCTTCTTCTTTTAAACGTTTAGCTTCAGCTAATAAACTTTTAGCTTCAGCTTCCATTTTTGTAGCTTGTGCTATGCGTTGATTTGCAATATCAGCATCAGACAACACGCCATCTGTATTAACACTAGCTGATGTAGTATTTACACTTTCTGCTGTAGTTCTTGCCGGCTCACCTAACTCTCTGCCTTCCCATCTTTGTCCTGCATCTGCCTTGGCTAATTTTTCAGTTGCGGCTTCGCCTTTGGCAATTTCATTTAATAGTGTGTTTAACTCATCTAAGCGTACTGAACTAGCTGAAGTTGGTGTTACAATAACTTGGTTAGTTGGTACTTTGGATAATAAGCCACCACGGTGAATTGCATTTAAGCAATTAACACCATCTGCCATAGTATGACGGAATAGTGCATCGGCAAAGTCGTTGGCCTGTTGACCAATATCGCTTTCTAATACTTTCATTACTTCATCATGAATACGCATTGGTAATGTTTCACTGTAGATCACCAAACACATGTGATCTTCATCTGGTACTTGTCTATATGCAATAACAACTCGCTTGTTATTATGTCTACCTACGTGCTTAATCATAGTATTACTCCTGTGCAGCAGTTTCTGGTTTAGAAATTGCACCAACGCTGTCTAAAAATGCAATTAATTTATTGTATAACGCACCAACGTTGGCTAACTCTTCGGCACGATAAGCGCCGCGTTGTGAGGTAAGTTGGATGATTTGTGCAACAAGAACTAAATCTTGCAGCGTTAAACTCGGTGCTGGTTGTTGTGCTTCTGTGGATGCAACAGGCGTTGAATCTTCTGTTGCGGTTGTTTCTGCTTTGGCCATTAAAAAGTTCTCCTTGGGATAACTTTATTTACCATGGTCTAAACAGGTGGAAATATTTTATTACCACATAATATTGGATTGATTAAGTTGGGGCAGGAATAAGGCAAAGTAACTGGCCTCAGAAGCCAGTTCGAAGGCAATGCAATGTTGACGTGCAATAACACCGGACTCTTGCCTAACGTCAATTTGTCCAGAATAGAAACGTCCTTCTAAGTTTTCATACAGCCAATCTACTAGGTCTTTGTCTTGCACAGCAAGATCAAATATCACGGGAGTGAAGTGTGGCGGGCAATGACCTAGCTGTCTTAGCCCGTGTACGTTTAGGGGATTTGGTTCGTTATGCTTGAGCATTTAACTAGTCTCTCGCATCACCAAAATCGCCATACCATTTGTTTACTTCGTCGTAGGCATCAGTAACCCTGTCTTTAAAATAATTGCCAAAACGTGGAATGACATTGCGCACACCACCGCGTGGATCAGTTACATCACCCACACGTCGTGGAATCATGTGTACATGTGGCCAAGCAACTGTTTGTCCGGCCGCTTCGCCAACGTTAATGCCAATGTTATATCCATCACAGTTACCTTCAGCAACTATACGTTGTCCGTGCGCAATAGCATCTGCCACTGCATCGGCTAATACGTCTGCGGTATTATACTTGGGCACAAACAGCAGGTGTCCGTTACTAACAGGAAAGCCGTCTTTAAAAATAGCAATATGGAAATCTTCTTCTACTAATGTAGTCCACGGTGCTTGCTCTGTAGTACACTCGCTTAATTCATACGGCAATGATTCGATTATTTTTGTCATAGTCATTACTTTTGTCATTATATTCTCCTAAAATGGTATTGCATCGTAATCGACGTCATCGTCGATATCGTACTCTTCTTCAAGATGCAAGCGCCATTCGTCAACACTGGTACATCCAATAGTACCTTTAACTTCACGACCAGTTTTAATGGTGCGTAGTAATTGTCGATTACGCTCAACTTGTTCTTTTTCCTTACGTTTCTTATCATTGCCGAGTTTAAGCATCTCTTCGTAGCCACGAGCCCATTCAACGCCAGTTAACCAGGTATTGATCTCCTCAAGTGTGCCTATAAAGACATCGGCATCACGACTGTAGTGTGGTAAACAATCTTCCTTGGGTTTTAAACAGATATAACTTATATTGTTGTTACTACCGTAGTTATAATTAGCTGAAGAAGAAAACTTAAACCCAAGCTCTTCTGCTCGAGCTTCTACACGCTTTACACGCTGTACATCTTCCCAACCTAAGGCCATTATCGTTTTTCCAATTCTTTTATGAAGTCTTCAGCAAGCATACCAGAACTTGCGCCTTTATAGTTAGGATCATCACCGGCACTCCAACTCGGTCCCCACATAGGAGTTGGTTTAGAAGTAGTTGGTGTACCAACCGGACCAAACGGACTGCCTGGATTATATGGTGGTGTAAATGGTTCAACTTGACGCTTTTGTTGATCCCATTTAATCTTGTTTAGGTCATCTTCTAAACGACCTAAACGCTGATTAAGATTGCGCATGTCCTCAAACACACGTGCCAGCGGACCGTTGCGTAGCATTTGATCAGGATGTTCTGCGGTACACAGCACAGTTATAGTCATAAGCGCACGTAAGGCGTCCTTAATGCGTTGATCATCTGACTCTAGTGCTTGATCTATTACTTGAACGATCTGTTCAAGATCAAAGTCTTTTTGGTCTTTCATTCTACCTGTGCTCATTACTCAACAATCTCTAACTTAGGTTTACTGTTAAGTTTAGTTACATTCTTTGGCTTTTCTGGTGTAGCAGGTCTATAGTGGGTCGCCACTTCTACAATAGGGAATACCCAAGAATTCTCTTCTTTATTATCACCAAAAAAGTATTCTAACAGTTTCTTACCAAACCCTTTACGATTTGGTACAGCCATAACCATTATTTTACCTGACAATTCATTATACTGTTCGGTAGTGATGTATTTGTACTTCCACAGATAAGCCAGTGTGTCGTGTGTAGCACTAGACATTTGCTCTGCTAACTCTGTAGGACTATAACTAAAACTTTGATATACTGACATTAATTGGATCCTTTCGATAAATCATAATAAGCTGTAATACCAAATGGTGCTTCAATACTAGTAGTACCGTGTATTACAAATAAGGTGTCTGCGTAACTTTCGTCACCCCACCCACCACCTGGGTAACCATCTGTAAACATAATAAACAATTTTGGCGCAATTTCATTTTCACGCATAAATTCCCAATTACATTCAAAGTCTGTACCGCCACCACCTTGTAGTTCGTAAGTGTCAATATCGTCAATGTTGTCTGGTGTGAATTTTTCGTAACCATAAACATCTGTATCAAAAGACCATACATCAAGTTTAAAGTCGTCAAACGACTCCATAATACCTTTAACTTCACTTAGGATATCACGCAACATACCTTCACTCATACTGCCCGACGCATCAATACTAACACTAACATCAATTGTTTCTGCAAAGTTGCTACCTGGCAAAATTGCATCTAAATGTTGCCCTTTTCTATTCATACGTGCCCAAGTAAAGTCAGCACGTACTAAACTCTGTACCTGTTGTCTAATAAGTTCACGCCAGTTTAACTGTGGGTTCGTCAGTGTGTTAATCATACGTTTAACACCTGCTGGCAAGTTACCAGCACCCGCCGCTTCTGCCGCCTGTAGTACAGCTTCGCGTATTTCGTCACGCAATGCTTTCTTTTCTTCAGCAGTCATTTTACCCGGACGTCCACCTTCTCCCGCACCTTCACCTTCTTCGCTGTCGTCGTCGCCGTCATCTAAATGTTCATCTAACATTTGTTTAATCAAATCGTCGACGTTAATTTTTTCAGCATTTTCGTACAGCAAGTCGTACACTTCTTCCGAGCTCATGCCAGCGTATTTTCTATCATACAAAATAGGCACACTTGTAATTTTCTCACCAATCTTGCTGTCAATTAAATCAGCATTAACACAATAGTCTGCCGCAACGTTATACAACTGCCCATCTCTATCCTGCCTACGTCCCATGTGATCGTAAACTACGTGTAACACTTCATGCCCTACTAAAAACTCCACTTGTTTCTGAGGCAGTTTGTTTACAAATTCACTATTATAGTAAAAATTACGCCCGTCTGTAGCCGCAGTGCTACACCACTCGTCTGCGTTAATTAATTTTAAACGTGTTGCTAAGTTACCAAAAAACGGCGCTTTAAGTAATAGCGCAATACGTGCCGTAATAAGTTTTTCACGTACAGCCGCATCAATACGTGCATCTGTTACAGTAACTACTTTTTTCTTTTCTGCACTAGTTGTTGCCGTTGCTGTTGCCATATGTTACTCCTAATTGTTTACTATAACAGCTATTATACATTCAAATGTGAAGTTTGTCAAGCTGAATGTGTTAACAGAAAGAAGTCTAGGGCCTTTTCTGATACATATATTCTTAGTAGGTTATGTTCAGTTTGCCAAGCCCATAATGGGGTTTGGTGATCGATACTGTTTAGTCGATGACATTTACCAAGTTCGCTACTTGGACCAAACTTTTCCCAAAACCAAACACGGGCTTTGAGAAAGTTTACTTCATTCTCAGAGACAGGATTAAAGTTTCTACGAGTATAAACATTATAATTTATATAATGATTAAACAGTTCGTGACCTGTATGTCTACCATCCATCTTAGTTATTTTATAATTACTCATACATGTAAAAAGCCCCTTGCGGGGCTTTTCCTTATTATGCGACCGCAGCCACAACATATTTGCCAAAGCGTTTGTGGAACTCATCAAAGTTTTTCAACTTGTTAGGCACAAAAGGCAAGTTAAAAGTTGTTAACGCTACACGTGCGCCCATAACAGTAACTTCTGTAGTAAAGTTCTCCATCATAAACTTAAAGAAGTAATCTGCCATAGTGTGCCATTTAGCATTGTCTTCCTTGCCAATTTTAGTGTACGCATCTTTCAACTCGTAACACATACTCATTGTCAAACTATACATAGCACTAATTTCTTTAACAGCAAGTTCTGTAACCTTACCATTTAAAATGTCACTTGGGTTAGGCATTTTAGCAGAAATTTTTCTATGTGCCATAAACTTAACCGCAGTACCTTCACCAATAGTACCTGCTACAATATCTGTAGTAGTGCCATCTGCCATGCCATCGTCTAACAATTCACTAACAAATGTCCAGCTACGAGGTGTTGCAAAACTACGACTTGAACTTTTTGGATCAAAGTCATACAAGTCTTGTTTAGCAAAACTAATGTAACCAATCACGTCTTTGTTAATACGATTTTCAGTAGCCCAACCTAACCAGCTCTCAAAGTCTACACGCATTTCCAAATGCACAAACCTGTTAGCAAGTGGACTTGGCATTCTGTAGCTAACACCTTTGTCACCATCCCTGTTACCTGCCGCTACCATAACAACGTTATCAGGCAGTTTGTACTTGCCTACACGTCTGTTTAGTACAAGTTGATAAGCAACTGCCTGCACACTCGGCGCCGCACTGTTCATCTCATCTAAAAACAACACCACAATCGGATATTGTGCCGCAAGTTCTTCTGTGGGCAAATCAATTGGCGGAGCCCAATCCATTACACCCAAGTCTTTATTAAAATAAGGAATACCACGTATGTCCGTCGGGTCCATCTGTGCCAAGCGCAAGTCAATCATCAACCCGCCCATGTCCTTAGTAATACCTTCTACTAATTCACTTTTACCAATACCGGGAGGACCCCATAAAAATAATGGGCGTTGTTTTGTAAAGCAACGTAGTATTGCCGCCTTTGCTTCTGTTGCAGTAACAGTTCTATTTTCAGTAATTGCCGCCATTTGTCACTCCTAATAATTAATGTAAAACCACATTGTACTATCAAATTTTTGTTTTGTCAAGTGCTCGTTAATCACCAACAATACCTGCGGCAATTTCCCAAACTACCCAACCGACAGCAAAGTTACCTAGTAGGTCATGTAACATCAAACCATTCTCACCAAGTAATCCTAATGTTACATAACCAATGATTAACATCACTGAAATTAAAATACGTTGTAAATTTTTACTCATTATGCAAACTCCTTTTCTTTTGTGCAGGTATATGGCTCGTCCCACTCACCTACGTTTAAATGAATGTAATAGGCAATATGGAAATAATCTATTTGCGAATCACTTTTATCAAACCAAGCACGACCACCAGCGCGAGCCGGAGCACACTTGATAATTTCTAATACTTGTTCAAAGAACGCTTCGTACTTGCCATAGTTATATAAATGATATTCGTTGATTTGAACATATTTACGTTTAGTAGGTAAATGGCCTTCGTTGAACACTTCAGCAAAGTCAACTGGACCTTGTTTAATAGTTACATCAACTGAACTGCCTTCATAACCTTTACGTACACCAAACTTGAATTTAGGAAAAGTTGCTTTAAGTTCGTCACGTATTGCTTTAACATCTTGTGCGTTAATATAAGCCATTTATTGCTCCTGTGTTGTTAGTGTATGTGTAACATTATACAGTCATTTTACCAATTTGTCAAGTGATTTAGACAGTGTATCAGTGGCGCGAGCCAACAAAGTTGCATCACCTTCCGTTAATACTTTGAGTAAGGCTGTTTTTTCTTTAAGATACACACGGGCAAAGCCAGGGTCGTAGGCAACAATACTAGCAGTGTTTGACAGCAAGTCGGCAAGTTTAATTGTTTTAGCATCGGCGCAGGCCTTGGCAGTATGTGCTAAATCAATGGCCTTGCGTACAGCCCTGTTGCCATCATCGGCACGGCTAACATCAGTTAGGTCTGCTACATACATTGCAACAATTGGACCAAACTCCTCACGGATAGTTTCAATGGCTACACCCGTGTCCTCTACGGTGTCGTGCAACAAGGCCGCCGCTAACATTTCAGCTGTGTGGGGAACAGTGGCAACAATAGCCGCAACTTCACGAGGGTGAACAATGTAGTCGTCACCTGTGTATTTTCGTTTGTGTTTGATTGCGCCATGTGCGGCAGCAGCAAATGCGTCTGCTCTGGCTACAAGGTCTGTCATGATTAACTCCTACTTAACTAATAGTGCTATTATACACTCTTTGTAGTAGAAGTCAATCGTTAATTGATTTGAACCAAAACTCGACGATAACAAGCACAATTACCATCATAAATGTTCTGATATTGATAGATTGGTTCGTTGTTAGCTGGCACATAGCTTGGTAGCGGTGTGTATTGTGGTTGCTGTACTACTATAGTACGAGGTTGGGCTATAATATAACCGAGTGTGCCACCGACAATTAGTGGAAGTAACACGTCATTACCGTTACCATGATAGTTTCGATTATGGTATCCATCTGCTATTGCTGTGGTACTAAGCGTTGCTAATAGTAATGCTAAAAGTGTTTTCTTCATAATAGTTATTCCTTGGATTGTATTTAATACACAGCAATTATAACATAAACATATTCAAAAGTCAATCAACTTAAATTCGCAATTTTTTTAAATATTTTTTAATTATAGTATTGTCTTGTTCAGCGGTTAGATATCCTCGAATTTCGTCAACAGGGTGAGTATAGTGCGCCCTGAGAATATGTTCTGCTTGTATACAAATCGGATTAGATATGGATAATGACAATATACCATATGATTCCACACAGGTATCTACCCATTGTTGATTGTTCTGCGTGACTGTAATTAGTTCTGATATAGGATATTCTAACATATTAATCCCTTGTAATTTACATTTTGTTAATTTTATTTTACGTTGACTATCCCCGTCGATTAACTGAATTAACAACTCACCAGTAGACCATAGCCAATCAGTGGCTGATATAGTTTGTACTAAGGAAAATTCTTCATTGATAATTCCCGAGAACAAAATTTGATCTAATAGAGTTATTACAATATCTGCTGGCCCTAATTCAGACTGAATAGTTAAGTCAATTGAGATAGTGTCATCTGCTAAAGCTTTCTTTAAGAAATCTGGGTCATCAGCCGCCGCTTCAGCTGTGGGGTAATAAAGTTTGGTAAAATTCATTTATTTCCTTGGTATTTGATTTTAAATATTTAATAATATGTTCATGACTTCTAAACGCATCACCTAGTGAATAATTTAATTTAGTAACTACCGCGTCTAATAATAATTTTCTATAATAACGTTCTTTTAATGTCAAGCGAGGATTTAATTCGCTCCACCACATGTGCGCATGATCAGTAGCATATGGACCGGTGTGCAATTTATATTCTTCTCGTCGATCCCATAAAGGTGTTCGATCATATATTACCAAAGGTAGTAATATGGCAATATTAGCAACTGTGCCGTCTTTAACATAGGGGTATATATCTTTAAGGAATTTAACAGTTTCTAAAAAGTTATCCCACGACTCATTCCAATATCCAGGGATAATATTAGTTGAACAAGTTATTCCAAACTCACTAAAAATTCGTAGTTCATCTAATACATCTTCGATTGTGACTTTTTTGTTGATTGATTTTAATACATCGTTGCTGCCACTCTCAACTCCTATTAGCATATTAATAGCGCCACTTTGCCGCATAAGCTGATAGACTTCTCGTTTGACCTGTGATTGTGGTCGTGATATATACTGTCCGCTCCATGTTATTTTATCAGTTGCAGTTTGATTATATTCTGCCAGAACTGTGACAAATTCTGTAAATGCTTTTAAGGATCCGTTTACCAGACTATCATTTAGGAAAAAGTTTGAAATACTATATCTATTAGCTAAAGCAATCATTTCATTGGCTACGTCAACTCCTGATCTGTATTTAAATTTACCATACTGTTTATTAACATCGCAGAATTCACAATTTCGTACACACCCTTTACTACCAGTTACGGGTAACCATACTCCGTCACCGTAGTCATCAAATTTATAGTCATCGAAGTTAGGTATAGGTACACTGAACATATCATTAGTTTGTCGCTCGTCGATACTGTCAACTTGCTGTAGTATTTTTACAATAGCTTCTTCACCATCTCCAACAATAGTGTAATCGGCAAGATTAGTATCTATTAAAAATTTACAAAATGGAGTGAACATATCTCTCATTTTAGTTGGTAGCCCAAGATCCTGATTCATTTGTTTAATTGGAACATCAACTCCTCTACCACCGATTATAATCTTTATGTTGGGGGATAATTCTTTAAGTTTTTGACATAACAAATAAGTTGATTTATGCATGTATGAACTAAACACACTTAACCCAACATAAGTTGGGTTGAGTTCTAATATTTTATTAGCCGCATTAACGATGAACTTTTGGGTAGCTAGTTGTTCTTTAAGGGGTAATTGAGTAAAATTAATAAATGGAGTGAGTGCATCTGCAACTATAGTATATTTTTTCTTAGATTTTTTACATTCAGTTACGTATAGATATTGATTTAAATCAATTGTTCTGGCAGAAAAACCGTGCTGTTCTACACACCCTCGTAGTATACCGGGTGCTGCAGGCGGTGCCCCTGTGGGATACGGTGGCAATGAACAGATAACTATATCATGGGCTTTCATTAACATATTTAGTTGGTGCCGCTTTGGTTATCTAAGTATTGTTGTAAATTATTTGCGTGTAGGCTTAACATCATAGCATCACGGTCGCTGACAATGTGTATAGTCTTACGATTTTGTACGTAATATGGTTCTTTAAACCACCGCTCTAGCTGTATAAACGTTTTAGGACGTATATCGTGACTAAGTTCAAACTTGTAGAATTTAATGTGTTTACGCACTTCCAAATAGGCTTTTTGAGTTAAACGTAAACTGTTGTGATTAGTTGGATTATACCACCAACTGCTAGGGCTTACTGAGTATGGAGTTAAAGCGTAAAACTTAGCCTGCCATTCTGCTTGTAACATGATTATGGATAGATGGTATCGCCGGCTTTAAGTAGCACAACTGAAAACTTTTCTGACTTAAACAGCGTATTAAGTTTCTTAGCGAGATTGATTGCGTGACCGGGATTACTAAATGAAACTTTCTTATACTTTGGGCCTGGATAGGCTACTAAGATATTTTGTGTTTTTAGATTGATTGGTTGATTGTCGAAGAAGACTGCCCAGATACCTTCTGAATCCAGAATCTGATCACTCTTGTAATTTGTTTTATTAACATGCTCTAACAGTACTGTTGGCTTTGGTCTTGACATAAAGTATCCTTGCTACGTTTATTTATGCCAATTAACTACATATATAATTCTAAAAACCTCCGCCATCCATCTCAACGTTAACTACTGCTTCGGCTTCTTCTGCTTCTTTAATAGCAGTTAATGCCGCAATTTGTGCTAGTAATTCAAATATATCGTTATGTAAATTTCTAACATCTGCAGCAGACAGTGTTAGATCCTTACTGTTAGTTTGATTCATTACCTTAACGCGATTGTTAAATGCTTTTAAGTGTAGACTAAGTTGATTCTCCATCGTGGCCTCCGTTGGCTATTTTTAGTTGAATATTTCTTTCTTCTTGGGTTTTAAACGGACCTTGATAGGGATATCGATTAAGTGTAATCAATTTAGGGCAATAACTCTTAACCCAACCATTGTTAAACTGTACAATGTAATAGCCGGCACAGAAAAAACTCTTACTCTTACTACCTTTGGTAAACACCGGTAGCTTGTGCTGTACGTCCCATAAGGCATTCTGCGGTTTGTTTTCGCAGGGATAACCGTATACCTCATGTGATTCTTTCGCTACTTTAGTTACTTTGGTCTTGTCAATGATAATATTATAACGAGCACTTAATAACTTCAAACTGCTGAATCTTTCTCGCTGCCCGTCGTGTACTAGTGTGACTCCGCTGTTACCATCGTTAGCAAGTATAGTAGCAACCTTAGTACCATCACTTTCAACAACCCAACATTTGTTTTTTACAATAGTTTTCGCTAATAACGTAAAGGTTGGTCCAGCGCAGGCAGCTGCATCTGCGCAGGTTTTTTCAAATTCACAAAAACGTTTATATTGTTCCGACATAGATAATTCCTATATATGTTAAGTAATGCAGGCCTTGATCGGCACCCATCCAGACCCAAAACATGCGATCAGCTGAGGTTAGCCCTCGATTTAGTTGTTGTTTAACCCAATCGATATGGTAATGAATAACTCCATCTGCCAGGGCAAGAAGAATAATAGCATTGGCACTATGCGCAAAGAATACAAGAATAAAGAGAGTGAGTGCCGCATGTACAGCCGCGTGATGCAATCCACCTTCCGCACCATATATACCTTTTTCACGTAGCATATACTCATACTGCATTAAAAAGTCAGCAATAAAATGCTTAATACCAAATAACACCAGTAGAATGAAAACAGTTATAGTCATGTTAGTCCTTTAGTACAGTTGATTGTATATAGTTACATAAATTATTAATATCAGTTTCTCTATGATCACTTTCACCATTTTGTTCCCAGGCAATAAAAGGATCAATAAATTCAAACCCAACAAGTTCAAACACATTTTTTAAATGAACTAATAATTCGTGTTTATCTCTAAAGTTCTGCAACATCATTTCTTCAGAAGCCGACGCAGTCAGAGACAAAATTACTCGTTTGCCTTTAAATAGTCGAAATGGCAATGTAGTATCAAATGCATGGTGTGGTGTTGTAAATACTGTATTAAATATAAAAACACTTTCCATATATGATTTTAATATTGCAGGTGGGCTCCACAACCATATGGGAGACTGAATATACAATATATCACATTCTTTTAATTTTTCTAATTCTCCTATAGTAAATTCTGGCAATAGATCTAACTTTTCGGCTCTGGTCCATTTTTGATCATACGATGAATTAGATAAATTTACTATATTGTTGGTTAATTCACGTGGGTCAAATTGACTATGATACAAGTCAATAGTTTTTACAGTATGCCCGTTATCAGCAAATACTGTATTTGCCGCAGAAAACATTTCCTTATTGAAACTGTGTTCTGAGGGATGAATTAACATTGAATAAATCTTCACACTAGCCTCTAATAAAAGTACTACGCGACTTGGGAGTTTCCCACCAGTCAATGCGATCTACTGTTACATTTAGTTTCTTCATTTTAGCATCCACTAACTCTGCCATCCAACTTGATAAGTTTTCGCTAGTAGGAACAAAGTCTACAATAAAGAAACCTTCAAAGTATTCATACTCTGGCGTATTAGGTTCTAAATCACTCAAATCAAGCGTACTACCTGCGTATTGATCTGTTTCTGGAATGTACACAGGAATCATTGTGCGTGTGCCAATCAGTTGACTAAACAATGGATCATTAACATCCAGCATAAATTGATGGTCAATGTATTCATTGATCCACTTCTTTAACCACTCTAGGTGTCTAAAGTCAGTTACCATACCTGTTGAATCTAAAACGCCAGTTGGGCTCTTCAAGAACACCTGCATCTTACCTTCATGTCCATGTAAGTGCCGGCAAGCACACTTTAAGTCTGCCGCATATTCACCATTTAGTCGTTGTGTGTGTACTCTGTGTCCATAACAGAATTCAAATGTTTTATCAATTACGTGTGTCATAAGTTTTCCTTGTCTATATTACTATTGTATTTAGGTTTTTGCATAAAGTCAATTGATTATTTTGCCATCTTCGATAATTACCGGCCATAACTGTTCTACACTATCAAACATATGATGTATACGATCTGTATCATATCCATATGAGTTTAACTTTTTTAGTATACGTTCGTTATACTCTGGTGCCGCCAGTACTTGATGATGACCTCGAGAATAGAATGAATGTAGTTTAAACTCACCGTAGGCATGATGTGTGGCCAATGCCATAATAGCACAAGCACTATCGCAGTATTCTACAGCATACCAATTTACTTGTCCGTGTTGATGTACAGTGTCCATAGCATCTAACAAATCTTCACTGGTACCACCAATTGATGTAACATAAAAATTCAAAGGTTGGTTGGGGTGTTGTCGAACTATAGTGATTATTTCATCGTATTCTTCTTTATGAAGTTTACCTACAACTTTATAGTCCTGCTCACCGAGTTTGGTTATTTCTGGAGTAGCACAGCCAACTAACATAACGGCCAGTATTAGCGAACTATATAACTTTAGCATCATGTAATAAGTTTTCAAGACCACGTTGTCGTTCGAGGAACTTAAAGAATAGTGCAAGAGTATTAACTGCATCAACGTCTGCTCTGTGTGCAGTACCTTTAAAATGCAGTTTGAATGTGCCCATGGCACTAGCAAGTCCACCACTTGGATTCTTACCACGTGCAAACATCATAAACGTATAGAATGTTTTACAATCAATCCAACGTCTACCAAAGTGTGGAAAGTCGGCATAGTTTTTGCAGAACTCATCTAATAGTTCTCTACTATCGCCACCACCCCATGTAATAGGATTGATCCATGTGTTGTGCTGTTTGATTAAGTCACTGAGCTCACGTGCAACTGTAACATGACTTACGCAGTTTAATCTAATGTCGTGATCAGTGATACCAGTCAAGTCAATAATAAATTGGTCAATTGGTTCGTTTGGATCAATATACCATTTTTTAGTTATGTAATTTTCAAACTTATCATTTGCACTGCCAATGGCAATGCCAACCTGAATGATCTTGCCACTGGGTTGGTTTAATTCTAAGTCTAACGCTAAAAACTTCTGTGATTTGTCTATCAAAATTTACTTTCTAACTATTAATTAAATGATATAATGTTACTGCTGACGATGGATAACTAGCACACATCCATTCTGCCATATTGCTGGCATTGTCGCTTAGTTTAACTAGGTCATATCTGCCGCAGAACTTTAAGAACTGTGCACCTACCATAGGACGATTAAGTGCAGTTGCATTAGCTTTGATAGTTTCTTCTATCATAAGTTTATATTCTTCAGGCTGTGCCGCCAAGTCTACTAAAGTAACATTACGATTGTAGTCATCCAACACACGATGTTCATCACCGTTATGATCAGTCCAACGTTGTAACATTAGATTATTCCAAGCATAACCTTGTCGATCCTTATCACCGAACGCTTCTTCTAAACCAACTTTGTTCTTAGTGCCTTTAGTGCGCACACCAGGATAAGCACTAAAGATATTATCAGTAGGATCACCACGCATACATTTTTCAAATAGAATAAACTTAGGGTCCGGAATCTTCTTAGGCTCTTTAGTTTTCTTATCGATAACTAGTTTACCTTTCTTATCATATATACCAGTAAGCGTGTGTAATTCGTCTGCAATACCATTATACTGATTAACGTTATCACTTAACAGTTGATAAAAGTCTGTGTCGCTACTAACAATAGTATGGTGGTCAGTTGGGTGTGTTTGAATCCAGCCAGCAATCAAATCATCTGCTTCGAGCTCACTGTGTTGCAATACAGTACAGTTAGTCTTTTCAGCTAGGAATGTTTTCATAGCATCAAAGGCGTCCCAGAACATTTGTTCTTCTTCTTGCTCTGCTTCAGTCTTGGCAGCACGTGCCACAGCGCGATTGGCTTTATACGGAGTATAAAAGTCCTTGCGCCAGCTACGACCCTCTAGACACACGATAACGTGATCTGCACGTTGATCGCGCCATGCTTTGTTAATTGATGCTAAGGTAACGTGTATAGCAAAGCCTAACTTATCCCAAGTATCGCTTTGTCTATGTGCGCTGTGTCTAGCACGGAAAAATGTGTTTGCTGCATCTACGATTAAGTATCTCATGTAGCTATTATACTTTCAATTTGGTTAAATGTCAAGAGACTTCTGTACGGCCATTACCTAAATCACGTCTACGTTCATTGCGTTTTGCTGGATCAGCTTGGTCTTGTTCGTATGATTCAGTGATTACATTGCGGCATATTGCTTTGAACCAGTTGTCTACAATATCAGCATCTGTTCGACCTTGATAGCCTGCACGTATTAAGTTAGCTACGAATTTATCATTCCAATCTAATTCAAATGCTCCGTTGCCTGGGTCGTTAGGATCTAAATCCATACTTAATATTTTTACCCAAGGTTCACCCTTTGCAGTTGCTTCATCTTTAGCTGATACTACTTTAACTTTGGCTTTGGCTTTGGCTTCTGCACGTTTAGCCGCTGCTTCAAGTGCAGCTAATGCCTTGGCTTCAGCTTCTGCCGCAAGTTCTGCTTTGTTTAATCCTAGTGACGCTTTAATTTTCTTCCACATACTATTTCCCCCAAGAATTGCCCCAAAGATCAACGTGCAATCTAGGACTGTAATAATAACCACGTTTCATTGCTTCATCTGCTATATGGAACTTATTACCATCATATACGCTAACAACACCACCAACGGGCATAACATATACTACGCCTGTAAAGCCTGCCGCTCTATATGCTACGACAGCACAATCAACTTCATCGAAGTCTTTAGGTGTTTCGATAACAAACTTGAGATATGTTGTACCAACCTTTTCGTAACTTGCTACAATTTCGGGCTTAATAGCATCTTCCCAAGTTTCACCACTGGCACTTAACTTTGGACTTACACTAAATGTAATCTCACGTGCTTGTCTTTTCCACAGTTTCAAATAGGCCGCAAAGTCATCATGTAATGCCTGAGTACCATTTGTTTCAAATGTTAAGTTAAGCAGGTTAAACATATCATCATGTGCTAACAGTTTAGGAAACGCACGTTGCCAACCTAATAACGGCTCGCCGCCTGTAATAACCAAATGCACATTATTACCATTTGCCTGATGCCAATTGTTATTAGGAACAACATCTAGCATTTGTTTAACTGTTTCGTCTACGGATAACAATGGACTTAAACTTTTAAAGCGAGGATCCCAGCTTGCGTAACTATCACAGCCTGTATTAACCAAAGGCAGGTCATTGTATGTCTTGTACTGCTCTACTTTGATTACATTTCGCTCTGTACTAACTTCGCCACGAGGCATCCCAAATCCACCGCAGGTAAAGTTACAGCCAAATGTACGCAGAAACAACGACGGGACACCAATAAAGCGTCCTTCACCTTGCGCACTGTAGAATATTTCACTGACTTTTAATTTCATTTGTTTATCCATTCTTCGATTAATATTTTAATTATACTATACTTCTATCATTCGATCAACCGTTTTTTTACCTTTGTGTACATCGGCTATTAATTCTATATACTTAACTATGTATTCAACAGAATTCTTCGAATATTGAATATGATCAAGTGGCATACTGTAACCGTATCTATCAATTGAGGTATCTAATAATTGATAGGTTTTGGCTGATTTTTCTAATACAGCAGTTTCGATGTATTTAGGCCAGTTGTATTGTGTGGTAAATATTTTTCCTGGGCGATACGTGATATCTTTAAGTCTATTTTTAGAAAACTCGCATAAATCAATAATTTCATCAGTTACTGGTGTTAATTTTGATATAGATAGTAATACACCTTTAAAAAACTCGTCCGTCTGCGTTAACGCTAAAAATATGTAGTATATCGATGGAGACAGTAAAAACGAAAATTCCTTGCAATAATCAATATACAAATCTCCAGTCGCCCCATCTAACCAATTTAATAGTTTATTACGATATAACAATACATCGTGTTGTAATTTTTGATCAACGTGTTGGTCAGTTAACAAGGTCTGCATACATGTATCAAAAAACTCGCCATATTTAATATTATAAGTTTGCCACAAATAATCAGCTATTAAATTTAAGATTTCCGAGCCTTGAACTGATGCAGTAAAAAGCTGTAATAGATGCATATTAATCCACTCGTCTGTTGTATAAGAAAATGATCCTACAACAAATTCAGTGGTTATATCATCTGTAATACAGATTGATTTTTCCCTAAGTGCGCTGCTACCGGCATCGGCTCCGTAGGATGTTTTACCGTTAACTGTGACTAATTTATATTTTTCTCGATAGACGGGATTATATGCAGGAGTTGTTGGCAGCAATGCCCAAAAATGCCCTACTGGTGATGCTAATTTTTCTAAGCTGATTTTGTGTATACTATCTTTAACTGTGGCCAACGAACTACCTGGTAATCCAAGAATCATTTCGATATACACTGGTAGATATTTGTGCTGTTGTAGTTGGTGGAACATTGATATTTGCTCTTCGAAAGAAAAATCAATGCGATCAACATTCTTCTTTACATTATCGTCTAGGTCCTGAATAGAAATTTGATAATGTGATAATAAGTTAGCATCAGCTAACATTGAATATATTTTAAATAGATTGTGTATTTTTGACTTGGTGGGTTGTATTTTAACGCCTGATGGGAATCCATATTTTTTATTAACATCAATCAGATGTTTTATATATTCTATATCAATATCAAATGCACCAAAATTGGCATCAGTAAAAGATAACATATCGATTGCATTCTCACCAGCCCATGTAATCTCATCAAGTACCGTGGCAAATTCTTTTTTAACTACTTTAGTAAATACTCCGCCTCCCCAATCACAAAAACTACATTTATATGGACAGCCTCTCGAAGTCTCAATTAAGATCATAATGAAATAATCACGATTATCAATCAATGATTTTATATATGATTCCTGTGCTCTAAATGGATTAGACGGCCATTTAAATTCTCTTTTCTTTGGTGCTAAACTGTTGAATTTTATATTGCCTTGACTATCAGGATAATAACTATATTGTAGGTTATCCCACTTTGGAGTTGAGGTAGATTCTGTAATAGTATCCAAAATATCTAATATAGATCTTTCTCCATAAGCATCACTTGGGATTACCAAGTCAACATACGGGTGAAGTTTAAAATAATCAGTGTTGTATTGTATATCAGCTTGTGGCCCACCAACAACTATGATAGTATCTTTAAGATGATGTTTTAATTCTTTGGCTAGTTTGAGAGAGAATGTTTCATTCCATACATATAGACTAAAACCCACCACAGTAGGTCTTTCATCTATCAAGAATGCCAATAGTTGATCAAAGTCGTTGTAATTTAAATCTGGAGTGCCCCACTCCCATTGTGCAGAGTGCTTACTATTTTCTTCGTAGTATGTTTTTGCACTTGCCCACAGTAACGGAATAGGAAAAGTTGTAGTACCGGGTCTGTTAACAATAAAGATTTTATTTTTATTAACAGCTATCTCTCCCATGGATAAACGATCCATACATCTTTTTCTGCTTTATTAATCTCTTTAGCGGAATAATCAACTTTACGACTAAAGTTACTACTTAAATTATCAATTAGCACAGCAAAGCGCACGTTGTTGCCCCAAACGCTTTCCCAAAGCGGATCATCGGGTAAGCAGCTTGATTGCCAATCTTGGATAATCCAATCTAGTGTAGCGCCTGTATCGTTGATGTCATCTAAGATAAGAATTTTCTTGCGTGTACCGTGTACCATAACTTTTCTATCTTCCACAGCATGATCAACTACTTGACCAAACGCATCTTCCGCCATCCATAAGTTACTTTCCGGACCGGTGTCGCTATCACGTAGACTAACCTTTAAAGTCTCCATTGGAATATGATAAACATTGCTCATAACCACAGCCGGAATCAATCCACCGCGGGTAAGTCCAACAATGTAGTCTGGACGCCAGTTGTCCTTGTACATTTGAGATACAATATTAGCAACCATATCGTGTATATGTAGATATTCGTAGTACACTTTTTCAACATTATTCATCGCATATACTCCATAGTAACAATTTTACTTAAACTTTCTGCCATATCTGCGTTTTCGTCAATGACATAACGTCTGATACTTTCGTTATCTTTCTTTTCATCGTAGCGTGATGTTTCTACAATCTTACCACCATTGGCACCATAGATTTTAAATGTAATAACACTGTCATCATCATAGTTATGCTCTACTCTACGTGTGCCATTACTTATAGGCCCTCCTTTACCAAGACGCCCACGACGACTACGTTTTGGTTCATCCCAGCCGTCGACATCAATAAGTTCATCACGTTCACGAGCACGATTGTAGCAACGTTGAATCCAATTATCAAACCATTTCATAACTATTCCTTATTACTATTCTTAAACGTTCTAATTTCTTTGAACAGCCCTTGCTCGTCAACAGTAATGAACACTGCCATTTCGTATGCGGCCGCACCATTCTCATGAACATTAAATCTACAGGCCACAGTATCTTCGTCAAAGTATGTGTACAATGGCAACACCTGTAGTTTGTCAAACTGTGCAAATAGTTTTTCGTGTGCAGATAATACATTAGCCTTCATTAGTCCAGGGATCCATCTACCGTAACTAACTACATCATCGTGTAAGAACTCTGCAACTTTATCTAACTTCTTGTCGCAGAGTGCCCAACAATATTCTTTTACTGTGCGTTTGATATTGTTCATCGTGGTGCAAACTGCTGTTGAAGTTTTACATTATCAAAGAATTCTTGTTTAGTACCTGGGTCATTATTAAATGCACCTTTGAGTACTGTAGTTTGTGTAAGCGAGCTATGTGCTAGAATACCACGATTCTCACAGCAACCATGTGTTGCTTGAATATATACAGCAACATCGTTACTACCAGTTGCCTTCATAATCTCTCTTGAAATATCATTACACAATTCTTCTTGTAATGTGCCACGTGTAGCACACCATTGCGCGATACGTGTATACTTACTTAGACCAATTAGTTTTTGTGCAGCAATAATACCAATATAGGCTACACCTTTAACTGGCTGATGGTGATGACTGCACATACTACGTAGTTCACTACGTACCACTAGCATACCTTCATAGCGATCCGTGCTGTCATTTGGAAATGCAGTTGCATCTGGTGCTGGATCATATCTACCTGCCATAATTTCATGATAGTACATCTTAGCAAGTCTACGTGCTGTACCTTTACTGTTAGGATCATTCTCACGATCAATAAGCAATGTGTCTAATACAGTTTCAAAAGCTTCTGTTGCTTCATCGATTAATAGTTGTTTATCTTCTTCGGTGATGTATTCTGATACATTGTCACCTGCCCAGAAGCGTTTGTTCTTCGCTTTTAAGTTACTGCGAATTCGTTCGCTTACTGCATATTTAATTTCTGACATTTATTGCTCCTATGTTAAGCCAGTGGATATTGGCGACTGATATATTAGTGTAACACTATTATTTAGGCGGTGTCAAATTATTTGATAATAATTTCACGTAGGTCCGGATATTCATAGTATTTAGGTGATTGATCTACTGAGGGTAATTTTTCTAATGCTTGTTGTGCTTCTTCTATTGTAGGGCGGTAGTGATAGCCAACTTCAAATACCTTTTGACTTTGCCAAGGTGTTATCTTTAGGTCTCTACCGTCGCTACGTTGCTGTATAAGTTTATTGTAGGCAACTTCATCGTCTAGTAGTATTGCACCACCACGACCGATGTCTAATGGTTTGCTGTGGCCAAAACTCAAACACTGCATCTGCCCCGCACGATACATGCCCGTACGTAGTAATCTTGCACTATCCCATATCCGTGTACCAAGTATAGGATATTCTCCGACCCATTCATTATCGCCCAATAAACCATAAGAAATGTCTAATTTATGCATGGTCATTGGCACACTAAGGTAGGTAAATGCTGTAAAAAGACATCGTTTTACCTTGTCGTAACGTAGACACAGTTCTAGTGCATGTGTACATGAATCTGTCATAACAACAAAAGGTGCGCCTGTAAGCTCACCTAATGCTCGTTCAAACTGGTATATTGGATCAAATGCTGACATTACTTAATATTCTTTAATAGTCCAGTTGCCGAAAAGAAATCGTGATGTAGACTACGTGCCTGTTGCGGTACTAACTTAGCATATTCATCATAGTCAGTCATGAACTCTACAATCTTATCGCATAGTGCTTGCTTATTATGTAAGAAACTACTATAGGATTCAGTCCACTCACTAGGATACTTCCATATCTCAGCATACATCTCTGTATAACTTAGTCTATCTGGTACCATAGGTATAGCATCTACTAGGGCACCTTCATACATACTAATGCCTAGAGTTTCTTGTAGGTTGGCACTAAACACCAACTTAGCTTCGCCCAGTAAGGTATGATATGCTTCTTTAGTTAGATTCTGTTCTTGGCAAACAATCCACTCGTATTGTGGTAATGCAGTCGCTAGTTCTTTAAAGATTTCAACTTGCTTTTCTGGTGCTATACGATGTGGGAATAAGATTAGGTCACGCTTCTCAGTCTTGAACGGACTAATAGTAGTAGGCATATATTCCATAGGCCAACCTGTACGTACAATCTTATCTGTCAAGGTACCTGCACGTAGTTCTGCCAAGTCCTCGTCAAACCAAGGATTTTCGCTAGGGTAATCATTTAATAGATTAGTAAAGAACATCTCGATATGAAAGTCTGTAGCAAAGTAGTTATAGTCAATAGCATGAAAGAAACTCTTTTCTGCGTGACGTACCCACGGAGCATTACCAATTAAACGACCTAAGAAGTCCTGTGGATCATAACTGCCAGCATGCCATAATGCGTGTATGGTTACAGGAATCTGTAACAGCTCGCTCATGTACTTTAAGTTAATGATGCCAGGATGCCAAGCATCAGTAAAGATGAAGTGGTCACCTTTATGAATTTGACCTTCAGTGAATAGTCTAGCCATTTGCTCAACCTGTGCGGCTTTGTAAATGTTAGTACCACCAAAGTTAAGGAAAGCGCCGGGGGTAGTAGCACTAGGAATATCATGAGGGCCGCTAATTACAAATACTTCGTGCCCATGATCTTCAAGTAACATAGGTACATGAGTCTTCCATTGACCCGTGTACCTTGTATCCACCGCTTCTAAATCAACGATGTAGACAGTCATGCTATCTACGTCCTTGATAACCCTGCGTTTGTCCTTGCTGTTGACGCCATTGTTCACGACGTTTGCGTTTTTCCTGCCATTCTTTGTAAGCTGGGCTAACATATAAATCAGCCTCGTCATACTTGATCATGTGGAAACGACAGTAGTTGCACCATGCATCTAAGTCGTTGTAGATTTGTCTTACTTCAGGCTTCATAGTAAGATACTTTTTAAGCCAAACTGGATTTGCCACGGAAAATTCTCCTTAAATAGTGACGGCTGAGATAAATAATAACAATAGAGAGATAGAACTATGCCTAAACTTACTAATGTTAATGTTAATAATACGTGTTATTTGTGCGGATGTCAAGCCTTTTACATAAGTTATAATTCCAAAAAAATGAGATGTGTTGAGAAAATTACTCAATGTCCTGGTTTTATTAAAAAAGCACAAGCATCTAGAGATAGTAAAATTACTCCAGAACAACGACGTGCTCATATGAAACTGATGAGCGAGAGAGGAAATGCTGTTCTTAAAGAACGACATAACGATCGTAGTTGGCTTGCTACAAAGGGTAATAAAATTTCGAAAGCAATTGCTACTAGAGGCGGGCATTCCGGCGAAAATAATCCTATGTATAATAAGACTCATAGTAATGAGACTAAACAAAAACAATCAGCTAAGGCCATTAAACGAAATCCTTCTTGCTACATCGAAGCAACATATACAAAAATTAAAAATGGTATTGCTATTTCCAAGGAACTAAAAACTGAGTGGGAATTGTATAGAGAACAAGTCCTTAATCATACTTATAAGAGTTGGACACACTATCAAAATAAAATTAATCCTCAAAATTTAGAACGAGGTGCTAACTTTGAATTAGATCATAAATTTAGCATTACTGAAGGGTTTAAACAAAATATTTCTCCAGAAATTATAGGGCATTATGCTAATTTAGAATTACTACCTAAGTTTGATAATAGATCTAAACGTATAAGTTGTTCAATAACTTTAGAAGAACTAATTAAAGCTGTGGAACAAATTCAATAATACCATCTGATTCCCCATCCTCGGATACTACTACAGTATAAGATCTATTACCATACAATGGTATTAAATGATTTTCTAAAATGTTAACAGCAATCATTTCACACGATTTGTGATTTTGATTACCTGCTTTAATAAATTCTTGTAAAGCCCATTTAACTAAGAAAAATTCTAATTCACGGTCGAGGTGCGTAACTGATATTTTCACCTCAACTTTGAATATATGTCGATGTTCATTCTCAAGAAATTTGATACGCGAATCAATAGTACCTGCGTTAGGGTAGTAATGAAACCCTTCAAATTCAGTTCTAACTTTAATATAAGTTGTACGTATTCCATTGGACTTAATACGTTCTAGTTGTTCACGTTCTGCTTGTATCATTTATTAATCCCAAATTTATTGAAGAACTTTTAATCATACTCTCAAAGACATTAAAATCCCATGTGCTTTTAGCATTGTTAGCCCAGTGAGTGAGTAATCTAACATTACCTTTGATATACCCTTGGCTGTTATCAATTCGGTCAATTGAACACGATAGCGGGTTTTTATTCCATTGGTTTCCTGGTTGAAAACTCATAATTTGACCAGTTAATTGACATCGTCCTTTTTGTTTAATCCATAGATCTGTCATATATCTTAAATCTAAATTATAGTCAAATCCCATTTTGGCTGCTCTTTTTTTACTGTCAGTGCATTTTCCGCTTAGTCCGATGACTACTTGATACCATGGATAGTTAGTTTCAAAAACTTCATTATAATCTCGACTAGTAAGTTTAGCAGATGTTGGTACTAATTTCATTAAATTATTATGTTTGCTTTTTAAGATTTCTGTAACTAATTGTAAGTTCATATCAACCTTTCTGTATTTGATTATTTGATCTCTGTATCTTGAGTATATTGATCCCAATAGGTAAATTTATCTTTACCCATTAGCGTTTGTAAATGATGTGTCCACACGCCAGGATTAGTTTTACCCCACGTAATGTCATCAAGTTTAAGTGTAGCATTGTAGTTAAGTTGATTAATGTAGGGTAATTTAACACTGATCATAGGAACAAATCTAGCGTATTCAGAATACCCGCTTTCAATAACACCTTCGATGTGTTCTACACCAAAGTCTAAGCTGACCCAGTAGTCATTCTTTAAACATTCAAGAATAACATCATCCCAGGGCTTGTATTCTTCATAGGTCATTGCTTGCGGATTAAAACTTTGACTAGTACCAAAGTAAATGTGACTACATTCATTTGCCCGAGCTTTTTCAAATATTTCTTCTACAGGTGGAGTGCCCACTACAAACAATGTTTTCATACCATAACATATTGTATGCTCTACTTCATATCCTGTAAAATATACTACTTCCTGACGTTCTTCTGTGTTTAATCCCACTTAATGTATCCTCTACTGTAGCCTGCTGGTCTATTAACGCCATCTGCAAATGCAGATTGCCACTCTATCTTTCTATTATACGACTTTGTCCAGAACTTGTCAACGGTTAATTGACCAGAAGCAACCCAATCACGTGCTAACACCATTGCTTCATAAAAGCGTGGTGTTCGTGGGCTTGGGAAACTAATAGTAACGGCTTTCCAAATCAATTGTCCAAATGTTTGATTAATATGTTTGTCAGTACCAATAATGATTAAACCATTATTTGCAACACAGTCGCCTTGTAGATAATCAGTGCGTTCAGTTAAATCAATAATAACATCATAAACACCAGTAATTTCTTGAGATAATTTACCCTGCCACAAGTCTTGATTACTGCGACCAATTACTGTGATATCAAACTCTAAATGATTAATTAACAAGGTGTTATACGCTACCCATGCAAGGAAGCCACTGCCCAATATTAACAAGCGACGACCTTCACCAGAACGTTCGGCAACTTCGCGCAAGTTTTGATAGACTACATTAATACCACAAGCAACAGGTTCTAATATGTATTTAGGTTCTGCTGTGGGCACACTGACATATTCTCGTGCCCTAACATTGTACATATCTGCATAAGCAGGCTCACCGCGGGTGGCTACGTAATCACCAATGCTGACATCTTTAATATTGGCGCCAACGTTAGTAACTTGTCCAAGTCCTTCGTGTCCGTGCATACTAATAGGTAATGGACCAAACTCACCCTGCATCATATCAATGTCACTGCGGCATACACCTGTTAATACTGCCCGCACTTCAATTTCGTCGTCGGTAATTGCTGGTTTATCCCAATCCATTTCTTGGAATGTACCTTTACCATCTGTAGATAATAGTTTTACGTTCACTGCTATTCCTTTGTGTTAACATGTTGCCAATAATGTATTAAACTAGTTAATGCGATACCTATTAAAACTGCATAAGCTAAATTAAGTATAACAGTTAGCGTGGTCACTGTCAATATCAATAAGATATTTTCTTTAGGTTGATTAAGAGTTAGACTTTTCCAGTCAAACGTATGATAGCAAACAACAAACATTACACCGACTAATGCCGCTATTGGTATATTTTCAATTATAAAACTAGCAAATAGAATATAAGCAAGTATACACAGCGATTGCACTATGCCAGCTAATCTATCGAAGCCGCCAGCTTCCAAGTTAATTACAGTTTGCCCAATCATAGCACAGCCGCCCATGCCGCCAAATAATCCAGTAAGTAAGTTGCCTGCGCCTTGTGCCATACTTTCTTTGTTTGGGTGCGTTTTACCAATGGGTTTATGCTGATGCACATAATCATCTACTAATTGTGCAGTTAGTAATGTTTCTATTAAACCAATGGATGCAAGTATAAACGAGTATGGAGCAATGATAGCTAAGGTTTGCCATGTAAATGGCACATTAGGTATATGAAAACTAGGAAATGCACCAGATATAGTTGCAATATCCTTGACATAATGTGTGTCTAGATTAAATGTTAATGCCGCTGTAGTGGCAACAACAATACCGACTAAACTTGCCGGAATACGTTTAATAAGTTTTGTAGCTAACAATACTGCCAATACTGTTAATGCTACTAATCCTACAGTAGTATATAATTGCAGTCCTTGTAGCCACATTCCATTCGTTTTAAGCTGATGAAACTGCGCAAGAAAAATAACCAACGCAAGTCCATTAACAAAGCCAGTCATTACAGTAGGACTGACTAATTTAATCAACTTACCCAATCTAAAATAACCAAATGCCAGTTGCAGTATACCCATGAGTACTATACAGGCAAATAGGTATTCAACACCGTGTGTTACCACAAGTGCTACGCTGACTACTGCAAGACTACCTGCGCCGCCGCTAATTAAACCTGGCCTGCCGCCAAACACGGCAGCTACTAAGCCTAGTATAAATGCGGCATACAACCCTACTAGAGGATTAACATGTGCTAATAAAGCAAAAGCCACTACTTCTGGCACCATAGCCAAACTTGTAGTGACTCCTGCTAGGGTATTTCTAATTATAACATTTCTTGTCAAACTCAAAGTTGCACTTCAACCATGTCATGAATCCATACATCTAATTCAAGTTGGTTTGCCCAAAACGTATCGTTGTCTACGTTTGCTACTGCATCCGCAATCATTGCCTGATATGCTTCTGCTGGGCACAGACCTAGCTCAAATCGTTCAGTTGTACCATCTACCATTTTAAAAGTAATAGCACGTTCTTCAATACTAGTACTGCGCCAGTCAGCAATTAAATTCCATGTACGTTGCGGACCTTGGAATATGAACTTACATACATCGTCTACGTCGTAGATGCCATCTGCTTTAACTGCGCCGTATTCTGTATCGCTAACATCTTCTAAGCTATAACGTTGTTCTGCACTGGCGCTGATAAGTGGTGTGGACTTGTATGAATAGTTAAGTGCTTGGAATAAACTTAGTAAGTGTGTCATTAAATCACGACTAACTCCACCGTAGGCTAGTTCTTTAGTGGTAAACCATGTACCAGGACTAGGTACGCGATTCTTGTTAATCCAACATAAGTTAATAGTAACGGAATTACTAGCAAGTCTGCGTAACTCTTTAATGTTGTCACGCCATTGATTATTCTTAACCATCATAAAGCGTGTGTGTGGAAATGCTTCGCAAGTAGACTTCCATTCTAACCAAGTTTTAAATCCTGGTTTTTCTACAAACACAATCTTGGCATATGGCGCGACAGCTCTAGCAATAGGTTCATGTGTAAAATTTGGGGTACAAATATGTACAGTATCAAAATATTCATGTGCCGCAATAGCATCTTCCACATTTGTGTACATTGCTTTACTTGGGTCTAAGTCAACTGTTACAATCTCATGACCTAAGTTAGTCAATACTTCATTATACAAGTTACCAATACCCATACCTACGATTAAACTTTTCATTGTTGTGCCTTAAGTTTTGTTTTTGCTTCTACGATTTGACGTTTGATTATTAATTTTTCTAACTTCATTTTGCCTAGATGTGCATCATCTAAATAATGAGTGTACCCTTCAGCAATTTGTTGTTTGATTACACGGTGTTTTTCTTCTAACTGTGCAATATGATGAGGTAATTTGTCTGCGTCCATGCTAGTCCTCCAATCCTGCTTCTAAGTTATTAAGATTTGTTTCGTCGAGTCCGCTATCATCTATATGATGTTCTTCTTCAACTTCGGGCGCCGCTACTTCTTCAAATAAATTACCAAATGTAGTACTGGTATTCATAGTCTTCTTACCAACTGCACCACGCGAACCTGGGATATTCATCCAATATTGATTATAATGTTCTACCATTGCTTCTGCATCTGCTCTATTATCAATAGCAAATATAGCATCAACGATATCTCTAAAGTAAATTAAATCATATGCTCTGTGTGATTTTTTATCAGCAGTAATAGCTGACAGCATCGCTGGACGAATACCTTGGTCATATTGTCTATTTGCTTCTTGCACACTAGTTAAATGACTCCAAACATTATGACCCATTTGTATGGCATAGGCAAAGCTATCCCAACTAGTCTTACCAACCTTGTTAATCTTATTAAGTGCAGGCGGCGTGCTATAATGATCTTGATTAGTTACATCAAATGTCTCACCGTTCAATTCTGCAGCAGTTTTGCGTACACCATCGTGATATACACAAACATCATTAATTTTAATACGTGCGCTAACAGGACTTTCTGTAAAAGATTTAAATTTACCATCTTGTAATACAGCATCACGGAAACTACGTGTATCTAATGCATACTTCTTATTGTCTACACTAGGTACCATACGATATACCCATTTCTTACCATCTTCAACTTCAGTCTGGGTATAAATTTGCCCGTTTGCACTAGCAAGGAATGGACTTGCACAGTCAAAGCTGATTGTAAAGTTAGGATTATGATACTTACGCACAGCACGTTGGATGTCAGTCAATAAGCATGCCCACTCTAGTTTACTTGTACCCAAGAAGTGCATCCAATCATGTAGACCTTCTTCTAATAGGCCATCAAAACGTAAGGCAACAAGTCTGCGCAATACCAAGTGTACATCACACATGTTCTGCCCACCCATGGCCCAGCCATTAAAATGACGACCCGGATACTGTTTAGGATCACAATACTTCTTCATACGATCATACCAATCGTCTGCGTCTGCGTGATTCTCACCCTGTAATACGTTTAAGAACTTACAGTTACCATTACGATTGTTAATAAACCAATCGTTATTAATATAAGTGCCCTGTACAGCTTCTTCGTATGTATTAATACCAGTTGCTTTTCGACCATTCGGACTACGAGCTACCCAAGCTGGAATATCCAAACACATACCATAGTCCATGTAGGCGTCCATCCAAGTAAGAACTAGCTCACGTTTCTTTTGTGCTTTAGGACAGTTAGGATTCTTCCAATCACCTTCCCAAACACCTTTACCAATTTGGAAACCACCAGAGTCACCTAGGATAAAACTACGTGATCTATCACGATTACGAACCATATCTTCTTTAGGACTAAACTTATTAACATCTAACTCAGCATGCCCTGCTGAATATAGACTCCATTGATAAGGAAAGTATGCCGCATCTGGATTAAGCCAGTTAAGACCTTCCATACCATTTTCAAAGTCTGTCGGCATACGAGTAGAATCAACATACAAACCTTTTACAGGATCTGGAAAACGTTGTTTGCCTACGTATGTAGCATAGAAACCACTAAGTGCTGGTAAGAACACTGCATAGTCTAGTTGTTTTGCGGTTAAATTATCTATTTCATGTGCCACTTGTTTCTTCCTCATGTACCAATGCTTCTATTATTTTGTATTGCTCGTATGCATGTTTAAGTGATGGGTATTTCTCCAACTTAGCTTTAAGCGCAGACTCTTCCTTCATCTTTTCCTGTACCCATTGTATAGCTTCGTTGGCAGTCCAGCTTAAGCCGATACTAGCATTTTGACTAATGTTAATCCAGTTATTACCGTCTGACACTTCCATTTGTTGTGTCATCATATTCCAGCGCACACTACCAGCACTCTGTCCATTGTTGTTAACGTAGGGAGTACTGATGAAGTTGCCAGTTAAATGCGGACTAGTAATATCTAAGTTTTTAATCATTTATTTGCTTTGTGCAGGTAAGATGTAGTTGTAAGTTGCCATACCGCTGTCAACAGTAATCTGCGCCGCGCCTTCATCACTGATACGGAATGTTTTATCACCTGGCAAGTTAAGAATACTAATAACTGCCGCAACTGGCCATGACCAACCTTTAGTTAATGTACCAGCAACATCGCTTTGGAATACAAAGTTACCTGCGTGGCTACTGTGATCACCAAAGAACAATTTTAAGTCTGTACCTTCTGTTTTTGCAGTAAACGTAGTTTCGTCACTGTTGGCACTTGCTTGGAATTTCAAACGTAGAATGTTAGCAACGGTTGGTTGAAATTCAACATTCCATCTAACACCTTTGAACTTAACTGTTTTAAGTTTGTCGTTAACAATTTCTGAACTCATAAAACGATAATCGTTTTTAAAGTCACCTGCTTTGTTTTCAAAGTGTAGGCCCACTGGAACTGATTCACCGTTGCGATCTTGTTTAGTTAAGCTAATCTTAGCATCGTCTTTGTATTCTGGAATGTTAAGAATAGTGCTTAGTTTGCTTAAATTTGGCATACCAAACGTACCAACAAACTCTGGCACCGGGTTGTTAATTTTTGCCTGCACAATAACTGACCGATCTTCAGCAATTGCTTCTATATTTGTTTCTGTGTCTGTACCTGTTACCTTAACTAAATCAATAATACCTAAGCCATAAGTATTTTTAACGATGTCTAATAAATGATCACGCATGTAGTTCTCCTAATAAAGTGTTATAATGTATTGTATATGATGTATTTAGAAAATGCAAGAGATATGGTAAAATTATTTTTCAATTATTGAACCCAATACCTGATGCGCCTTAGAGGTAGTTAATTCTCCGGGTTTTTGTGCTTCTATTAATATTGCAGATGACCATTCACCTGCAGATAAATCAACAGTTGATATAATTTTATATCTATTATTTTCAAAAAACTTAACTATTACTCTATCAACTGCATATTTAAAATAGTCATACTCAACCAAGTTGACAGACGCCATTACATAATTAAAATTAAGTGTACATATTAAAGTACCACCCGGCTTCAATAATTCAAAACACCTACGTAGATAATGTTCGATATCTGCTAAAGTAAACTGATTTAAAAAATTACAACATGAAATACAGCCAAATGATTCTTGTGGTAGTGCAGAAAAATCTTGATTCTTTATGTTGTATATTCTTAATCGTCGTTGATAATCAATTGTAAATGTCGAAATTGATTCTGCAACGGGAATTTCAGGTAATGCTGATAAATTTTTATTATATATAGATATATCGGTGTGATAGGTAAGATACAATGGATCGGCTGTTATCATACAATTAATCCATTCTTCTGACATAGGATGCAACTGCAATCCTGGGTATTTCCAATCGCAGTGTGATTTAATTTTAAATGTAGTTATTGATAGTGCATCATCAACAGTTTCTACAATGTCACTATTCAAATATTCTATTAAAAAATGTTTTAAATATTCATCTGTATTACATTGATTATATATTTTATCTAAAGTTTTTAGTCTAGTTAACTCTTTAGTTGTGTTAATAATATCTACGTCAATTGTACCTATTAGGCTTTCTATAGAACTAACACATTGTTTAGTACCAGCTAAATTTAATTTATTAAAATTTTTAATATTTTCGTTAGCTAAACGTTGACTTTCTCTAGCCGCCAACTGACTTTCTCTAGCCAATCGTTGGCTTTCTTTAATCTTATTTCGAACTTTATTAGTTGCATTATTAAAATTTGTTTTATTTTCCAGCTGACGATCTTGATATTGTTCAGCAATAACCTGCACCTTACTAACATAATTGGATGTACCGCTGATATTTTTTATACCTGCCAATTCAAAATTGTTAGTTAGATGAACTAATTGTTCTCGTAGTGAGATCAGTTCATCTAATTTTTTCTGAACATCATTCATTAATCAAAACTAAACAATGCATCAAATGTAGTTTTAATGTCTGTGCTTTCTGTAATGTTCCATTTAAGCACACCGAGTAAGTTTTCTACTTTTTGATCAACAATTGTCGACTCCATTAGGTCATTGTCGAAAGGTAAGTCTTTGAACCATTGCGGAATATGAGTGCCATCTGTTGGATAGCCCACACTGGTAAATCCAATTGGATTATCTTTTAACTTACACACAATAGTTTTCATACCATCGACAATGTTAATTGAATAGTTATCACCGTGCATGCGTTTTAGGTTATTCCAGTTCATAGCCGCACGTACATGTCCGGGCATATTGGCACGACCTTCACGTTCTTCTGCTTTGGTAAACTTGGTTAGATTGTTTACACGTTTGGGTGTACCTTTCTCCCAAGCAGGTCTATCTTGGAACGCAATCTTAAACTCGCGCACCATGTCAATAATAGCAGTTTTGTCTACACCAGTAAGTGCCGCTAGTAAAATCTCACTTAAGAAATCCTGCACTACTTTTGGAGTATCACTGCGTTTCAAGTCTAGGCCCATAGCCTTAACCTTGCCAGGCTTGCCGTGGGTATCCATGCGTTTGCCATCTAAGTCTGTAATCAGCACAGCATAGCGTTTCTTCTTAATGAATAAGCCTTTACTTGCAACCAGTTCACGCCCGCCTTTGATCACACTGCCCATACTGCGTGGCACGTGAAAGCTACGTTCCATCATTGCGGGAAAACTTTCATTGACCTGGTCCGAAATATCGTCATACAGCTTAATAGCAATACTGGCATTCCACTCCATGTTACCAGCTTCAACTTCATCTTTGATCATAGGCCAAGCACTAAAATAACATGAGTCTGTATCACCATAGATAATAGCATCACCAGTGTGATCATATACACCAGTGAAGCATTCATTAATAAACGCATCCATGTGTCGAGCAATAGTACGACCAGTTAGTGTAGTTGATTGTCCAATACGCTTATCAAAGAAACGACAGCCCGGATTCAATAAGGCACCATACAAGCTATTCAAGTTAATCTTCTTAACTAACTGACGCTTATCCCAGAACGCAATCTCTTCTGGATCTGTACATGAACGCATCTTAGCCTGTAGTTCTTTACGTTCGGCATACCAACGTTTTAGCAAACCCGGAACAACTGCTTCTTTCTCAAAGCTAAAGATGGTACCATTAGCACTGAGTATCCATGGTTGATTGCTATCGAAGATTAGTGTCCATACTTCTGCCGCACTGTGTACAGTACTTTCTCCCGAAGCCTCCCAATCGATTGTAAGTTCAACACCGGGTTTACTTTCCATAACCGCAGTATACTCTAGGGTAGCGAACAAGCCCTCCCAAGCATCTGCAAAACTTGACTTATTGGCCATCTTTTCATTGATATAATGGTCTGTCATAATTGGACGTATCTGTCCAATAATAGTTTCTGGTCCCATGTTAAGCGCACGAATTGCACTAGGATACAGGGAGTTAATATCAACCGAACCAATCCAATCATGCATGCCTGCTTTTGGAGTGGCTACATAAGCACCTGCCGCTTGTGTATCGCCCATGTCATCTCTATTCTTACGATTAGGAACAATTAACCCTTGTTGATGTGCTTCATTGATGATAGCCTGCTCTGTAACTGCTACAGCACCCATTGTAGTCTGTAGCAACACTGTGTTATCATGCGCAAGTTCATTGGCTAAGTCTAAGAAGCGTAACTTCTTATCTAGTTTTCCTAGCAACATAGTATCCTGACGGTTATAGTCAATGAACTTAGGAAAGTCTTTGTTGTACAGTTGATCCAATGTACCTTCATAGGCAACCTTACGCTCATCTAATTCATATTCACCAATAGCATCTAAACTATAACTATGTCGCTCTTCATAGGTGTATTTGCGGTACAACTGCATGTAGTCTAAATGAACCCTGCCAATGAGGTCAAAAGTGATGTTTGCGGCACCAAAACGTTCAAATTCACGCTGTTTTGGATACTGACCCCATAGACAAAAGCGTCTAGTGTCATCTTTGCTTAACACACGTGTAACACGCCCAATAGTATATGGAATATCATAGCCCTCACTGTTCCAGCCACTTAAGACATCTGCATCATCAATTAGATTAAGGAATGTATCCAACATGTCTGCTTCACGTTCAAACATAAAACAGTTTTCATACTGGTCACATATTTCCTGTGCAGTTTCCCAACTATAGCTCTTGGGCGGAATAACTAAGGTAACTAACTTGTCTAGCCAATCTAAGTAAACTGATATAGCTGTAATAGGATTAAACGGATCGCTGGTAGGAGCATACCCACGTGCTGGGTCAAAGTCTGTTTCAATATCCCAAAACGCAGTTTGTAGTTTAGGTGAATCAATACCAAGATAGTTATCTGATAAACAACGGAACACAGGATTGATATCACTTTCCCATATACGCTTGCCCGATTGAATACGTGTTTCTTTGTGGAATTCCTTGCCAACACGTGTGCTGAAACGACTTACTGGAGTGTCATATACTGTGCGATACTTACCCTTAGGGTCATCAATGTACATGACATAATTTGCTGGGTATTCGACATACTCGCGCATGCCTTCTTTTCTTTCTACAACGTAGATACGATCTTTTGCCCTGTCAAACAGTGCGTCAACATAACTCATTTACTCTCCTACCGCTTGTGGCCGGTTAACCTTGTGCTTGTACGTAAAGTGTACGACTCTTTTATTGTAACATTAATAGCCGGTAATAGCCTACTAAATCGATTAAAAATATAGTTACGCTGGTCATTAATAAACCAAAACTGCCTCGACTAGCTGCAGAATACATACTGATACCCAATGCTGTGAAAAACAATGGATAAATTACCAGTAATGGCACATCGGGCACTGTTAGTGTAAACAACATAGCTATTACAAAATTCAATGCCCAGTTGACTGTTTCTAATATTAGTCGTATTGGATGACTGTGCCAATCTCGACGAATGAATTCCGCAGTCTTGTGCCAATCAATCAAAGTGTGCGGCCAACTGTTTCTAAAATATCAGTAACAGTTTCGTGATCTTCGTTTGTCTCGCCGAATTTACTTTTTTGTGCAATCTTAATTGCTTTTTTAAGTAGGCCAGGTTTAATTTCTAATTCTTCTGCTACTGCTTTGATAGTATCACTAAGGCCGGCACTTAAATCTTCTACTTCTTGTAGTACTTGTACGCCTTCGTTAACAATTTGAATAAGTTTTGCCTTTTGTTCAGCTGAAAACATTAATGCCATGATGTCATTCCTTTAGTTAAAAATATATTATATACTATTTACATCTCCATGTCAACACTATAAAATTTATTATTACCGACGCTGATATATAAGTATGATAATACAAAGAGGCGCACAATGTTTGGGTTAACCGCAGCTATAATTACATTTTTAATAATAATGCATGTAACATTTGTGGTATTTTCCATCTACATACATCGAGGTAAAGGCCATCATTATTTTAGCTTTGCACCTGGACTAGAACATTTTTTTAGATTTTGGGTATGGATTACCATGCAGTATTCTTGGCCCAATTGGATGCAACACTATGCCGCCCAACACAGAAAACATCACAAGTATAGTGATACTGAGCTAGACCCACATAGTCCTTATCAATTAACATTTACGCAGATGCTTGACTATAAACACAATGAACTAGGCCGTCCTTATTATATCAGCGACGAGGAAATGAAATTATATGCACCAGATATCATAACTGCCATTGATTGGATTGAACTTAATCTATATAGTAAATATCCAAGATTGGGAACAATTATATTGTGGGCTGTGCTGACTATATTATTTGGCGTGCCTGGTGCAGTAATAGGCGCATTTTTTCTTTATGTCTTTAATCCCTGTGCTGTAATATTATCAAACTATGGCTATCATAAAATTGGGTTTACCTATGCAGGCAATAGTGGCAAGGATAAATCAAAAATATTTTTTCCGGGTATATTCGGCGGCGGTGAAGTATTGCATGCGCATCATCATAATGATACAACTACTCCGTACTTCAATCGGTATTGGTGGGAAATTGATACTAGTTGGTTGTATTGCAGGGTGTTAATAGCAATGAAATTAATGAAATTAACTAATTCTACATCTACGTAGAACCTGTGTAACTGTAGTAAATTCCATAGCCAAATCGTCGTAGATATCTTCTACAGGCCTAGCCACAACAGCACGTGTAACATAAGCAGATTGCCCCATTTCAGCATAGTAGGTATCAGTAGGCCAACGACGTCGGTTCCATTCCATAGCATTGATTAACAAGCATTCATCGCCTACATCTTTGAGTAATATCTTACGTTGTGCTACGGGTAGATTGGTACTGGCCATTAGTTTAATGCCCACAGGTTCTGTATTGACATTGGGTTTGTCTAGGAAGTGTGCGAACAAGTGTACAACGTATGCTTCAACATTGTGTTCTAATGTGATTGATAGTGCAGTTTCAGCTTCTTTAATAAGCTCATAGGATTCTTTAACGTAAGTTTCCCAGTTGGTCATATTACCACTTGCGGCATGACCAGTAACGTGCTTTAGTGCGTGGACCCGGGTTTGCACAGTTGTGACGTGCTCTAAATGATTTACGTCTCGCAGGGTTTGACTTCTTAATACGCATATTAGGATCACCAAAGTTTACTTTTTTGATGTTACCTGTGCTAGGATCTTTAACATATACTTTAAACTTCTTAACATCACCCTGCATTGGTTTACCTAGGGGAACTTTACGTCCGTGATATTCAGCTTCGTCTAATTGTTCATCTTCGTTAAACCACATTTCGCCGTAGGCTTCGAAGAACTCATCACCGTGGTATGTTTCTTCTAGTTCTTCGTCTATTTGTGGATCGATGCCTGTAGATTTTTGACTAACTACATAGTCTTTAACAGCAACTAACATGCTCTTAACTACTGCTAGTTTTTCCTGTGCCCATTCAGCCATGTTGTCATCTTGGCCTAACACTTGATCTAATTCTTCAGCAGCACGTTTAATTGTTTCTAAATTACTGTCAACCATGCCGGCTTCGTCATCGTACTCATCAATGGATTCTTCCATCTTAACACAGTTGTCAACAGTCTTGCCACCTTTCTTCTTAGTGCCCATGCGCTTATAACCATCCCAGCAGGCTTTACCGTCAACACCTTTTTGCTTTTCAGATTCTGATAAAAATTCATTTGACTTCATTTACTTCTCCCTGATTTCATATTAGCGCACCAGTGTGCCATACGTTGCTTTTCGCCACTGCTATTTTTTGCAACGCTTCTTAATTTACTTATGCTTTGACCACAGTCAACACCTGAACGTTTGGCTAGTCCTTTACGGCCTGGCTTCTTACCATCTGCAAAGTTCTCATCAGTTTTCTTACGTCCGGCACAGTGCGCCTTTTGACTGAATCCTTTTGGGTTACTGCAATTAATACTCTTTTTGTATTTTGCACTCCATGCTTCAGGTAATGCTATTGGATCGGCCTGCATATAGCTAGGATGTTTTTGATTAAACAACCGCATAATAACACCTGCTTCTGCGTTGGCTTCGTTCTCAATTGGACTGCCTGTTTCGCCGGAAGTGCTATCAAGTTGATCATCTTGACCCTGCGCATAATGTACCATTTCGTGTGCTAGTGTACGCAAGATATCTACAGGATTGCGATTATCAACAACTACATAAATTACTTGCTCATCATTGACATAACGACCAAATGTTGTATCATCTAATGATTTAACTAAACGAATTTTAGGAATGTGATCTAATTTTAAATGTTGAACTGCGATGGGCAAAAAATCACGCAATGCATCTATCAGCGTTGGCTTAGGTGGCCCTTGTTCAAACATTTCAAATAAGTTCATTATACTAATCCTGCCAATCGGCGTAATTGTTTTATAGATTCGTTTGTTGTTGGTAATGCTCTAACTGTTAACGCACCACTTTCTAAGCCCAGGTCTTGTTCTAATTCACGTGCTTTACGATGAGCATAGACCATATCAGCACCTCGTATGTTTGACACCACACTACCATCAGCTTTAACTACTTCAAAATCTGTAGCAGTGGTCTGTGGCACTGCGGGTTCCAATGGTAATTCCTGTTGTGCAGGGCCAATTCTGCGATACTCGTGATGGAAATCGTAATCTGATTCGTAATTCTGTTCAAATTCACTGAACTTTCTATTTGCGTCTGTTTCGTTGTCGGCGTGGAATTGGTGTACTACTACTCCGCTGTCTGGCGCATATATCTCATAATTAGGTACTGGAGTTGCGCCTTGTTCGCTAGCATCGCGCTCACTGTCGCTGATACCACGACGACGTAGTTCACGTTTAATAATAACTCTAAAGTAAGCAGTCTGTTGATCATTTAATACTGCGGTTGTGCTGACATTACGGAATACGTTGATTAGATCCATGTCACTCTTATCGGCTACATTGTCTAACCACTCACGATGTGCTTGGGGCAAACTATCACGCACTGCGTTTTCGGCACCACCTGCGTTGGCAGCTAATTCGTTATTACTACTACGGCGGCGTATTTCTTGATTAACAGTATTAATAATAAAGTCTTTCTCGTCAAGAGTTAAGTTGGTATAGTGAGCATTAACACCCTGGGCCATATTATCAAGTATACGCTGTAGATTACCGTCGGTATGTCTACCAACACCCTGAAGCCACTCTTGCCAGTTATTGGCTAAACCGTCAAACACTTCTCTGTTAGTGGTATTACCAGCGTTTGCTCTATCTGCCGCAGCCTGCGCATCTGCGAAACTAGTGTACGTGCCTGCACTTGGCGTTGTTTCAACTGGTGTTGCTCTATAGTATCTAGTATCGACATTATTAACACTACCGTATACATGTAGTGCTTCGTCACTGGTTCTTGCGTTAACAGTACCAGCAGGTTCACCTAGACCGTTTATAATATTCCAAGTTACTTCTGGACGGCCAGCATCTTGTGTGGTAGCAATGGCTTCTAAATCGTGTAGGCCCACTGATATCCGTTGCTCTCGCATGAATATATCTGCGGCTTTAAGTTTAGCCTGACGAGGACTATCAGCATCGACGAATACCGGGTCTTGATCTACATGTCTACCACGAGCAAAATAAACCTTCCAGCGTGTTTCATTGCCGTCGACTACTCCTTGATCCATTCTACTGCGTAGTTCGTTGTCAATCTGTCTAACTATCCAACCATTGGCATCTGCATCTAAATTATCTCTGCCATCTTTTATTCTTTCTCTTACAGAATTTGCTGTATCTACAGTAACCGTAGGTAGTGTATCTGTTATCCAATCAATCCAACTAAGTGGTACTGATGCTGGCGGTGTATTTTCTTTGTTAGTATCTACAAACAATTCAGCTTTAAGTTTGCTGATACTTTGTTCACGGTTCATGCCCATTTGTTTACCGCCTAGGATGATAGCGGCTGTTTCACTAGCGGCAAATACCATTTGCTTACCACCAGTGCCATCTTTATTCATTACCCAGTACTGTACTTCTTCGCCTTTCTTCTCTTTACGAGCTGTTTGTGCTTGACGAACATTACTTACTAATTCTGATTTGTTGATCTGTCCTAGAGCATAGCGACTGAACAATGCTACTGAGTTATTAGGATCAGTCCACTCGCCTTCTGGGCTGATTAGTTTGTATAATTTCTTAGCGTATTCTTGTTTGTATGCTGACTCGTCTGTGGCAATACGTAGGCTTTGTGCTAGGCGTAGAGCAGTATTAACAAGTTTAGGTATGTCTTCGTTTAGATAATCACCACCTGGACCACGGAATTCTACGTAGTTGCCTTTGGTATTGATACTTGTATACTTTTGTGTAACGCCACTGTGTACTA